GAAGAAATGAAAACCTTTATATGGAAAAACGGAAGACCAGAAGCTCAATCAGGTTATAATGATGATTTAGTTATGGCCTTTGGAATATCAATGTATATTCGAGACACAGCATTAAAATTTAGACAAAGAGGAATAGACATAACGAAAAGTTCGTTAAATAATATGTCAGTTAATAGAACACCATTTCAAGGGAGTTATGGAGGGACATCACAAGTTCGTAACCCTTATAGCCTTGATACAGAACATGGTAAAGAAAACATTAATTGGCTCCTATAATTAATATTTATAACAATAACTATATACAAAATGGCTAATACAAGCATATTTTCAAGATTACAAAGATTATTTTCAACTGACGTTGTTATTAGAAACGTTGGTGGAAATCAAATAAAAACAATCGACTCAGGACATATTCAAGCAAGTGGAGAATATGCCACAAATTCATTAGTAGATAGATTTAATAGAGTTTATTCAACAGCTCCATCATCTTTATATGGTGCTCAATTTAATTTAAATTATCAATACTTAAGAACCCAATTATATTCTGAATATGATTTAATGGACCAAGATGCAATTATTGCTTCTGCATTAGATATTATTGCTGATGAATCAACATTAAAAAATGATATGGGTGAAGTGCTTCAAATTAGAAGCTCAAATGAAGATTTACAAAAAATACTTTATAATTTATTTTATGATGTATTAAACATTGAATTTAATCTTTGGATGTGGGTTAGACAAATGTGTAAGTATGGTGATTTTTTCTTAAAATTAGAAATAGCAGAAAAATATGGTGTATTTAATGTTATACCATATACAGCTTATCATATTGAAAGACAAGAAGGATTTAATCCAGAAAACCCAGCAGAAGTAAAATATAGATGGAACCCAGATGGTTTTGCAGGTGGTTCTTATGGTTACTATAATGTGCCAAACATGAATAATAATCCTGATTTAGATCAAGGAGGTATTACTTATGACAACTATGAAATGGCTCACTTTAGAATGGTAGGTGATGTTAATTATCTTCCATATGGTAGATCATATATTGAACCAGCTAGAAAGTTATTTAAACAATATACATTAATGGAAGACGCGATGTTAATTCATAGAATTGCTCGTGCACCAGAAAAAAGAGTATTTTATGTTAACGTTGGTTCTATACCTCCTAATGAAATAGAAGCATTTATGCAGAAAACTATTTCAAACATGAAACGTACTCCTATGATGGATGAAAAAACAGGTGAGTATAATCTAAAGTATAACATGCAAAATATGCTTGAAGATTTTTATATCCCAGTTAGAGGTAATGATAACGCAACTAAAATTGATACTACACCAGGTTTATCATATGATGGTATTCAAGATGTAGAATATTTAAGAGATAAATTATTTGCAGCACTTAAAATACCTAAAGCATTTTTAGGATACGATGAAACAACAGAAGGCAAAGCTACACTAGCAGCTGAAGATATTAGATTTGCTCGTACAATTGATCGAATCCAAAGAATTATGCTATCAGAACTAAATAAAATAGCATTAGTTCATTTATATACTCAAGGCTATACAGATGAATCATTAACAAATTTTGAATTGTCAATGACTTCACCTTCAATAATATTTGAACAAGAAAAAGTTGAGTTACTTAAACAAAAATCAGAATTAGCAGGTTCATTATTAGAACAAGGCTTAGTACCTTCAGATTGGATATATCATAATATTTATCAATTTAGTGAAGACCAATATGATGAGTATAGAGATTTAGTTAGAGAAGATGCTAAACGTCAATTTAGATTAGACCAAATAAAAGCAGAAGGTAATGACCCAGTTACTACAGGTAAATCGTATGGTACACCACATGATTTAGCATCGTTATATGGTTTAGGTAGAACACAATCTGACCCAGGTAATGTACCTGAACCAGAAAAATATGCCGCTGATGACCCTAAATTAGGTAGACCACAAGATTCTATAAGTAGTAGAGGAAAACAAGATAGTAACTTTGGAAAAGACCCATTAGGTGTAAAACGTATGAAAGATACGGATAAAAATGATGGTGACGGTAGACCAGGCATTAGAGAATTTGAAAGCCCTAAAGTAACATTAATGAAGAATAAGGATATGTTCAAAAAACTAAATAAAAAACAATTAGTATTTGAAGATGATAAAGATGATAGTTCATTACTTAATGAATCTCAACTAAAGTCCTAATATTTATAAATAAATATATTTTTTGATGAAAATAAAACACTCAAAATACAAAAATACTGGTATATTATTCGAATTACTAGTAAGACAAATAACAGCTGACACACTAAAAGGCACAGATTCTAAAGCAATTTCATTGTTAAAAGAATACTTTGTGAAAACAGAATTAGGTCGTGAGTATAAGTTATATGAATCAATAATTAAATCTAAAGTTTTAAATGAGGGTAGAGCTAATATTTTTATATCTACAATATTAGAAAACTCTAAAAAGTTTAATAGAACAGCCCTTAGAAAACAAAAATACAATTTAATTAACGAAATTAAAAAACATTATAATTTAGAAGCTTTTTTTGGTTCTAAAATTTCAAATTATAAACAAATAGCAGCTATCTATACTTTAATAGAAAGCCATAATTCTCCTGAAGTAACAAGTTTAGACCAAGTTAACAACAATAAAATTACAATATTAGAGTTTTTAACTAAAACTGAAGTTAAAAAAGAAGAAAAAGATAACGTTTTAAAAGAATTTTCTGAATACGATAAGGATTTAAGACAACTTACATATAGAGTATTACTTGAAAAATTTAATGATAGATATGATGGGTTAAGTAAAGAACAAAAAGAAATACTTAAAGAATTTATATATTCAGTAGATTCAACCCCTTCATTGAGAGAATTTTATAATAAAAAAGTAAATATTTTAAAATCTATATTAGTTAAAGAAACAAAAAATATTAAAGATAAAGCTACTATCATTAAGATTACAGAAGTAGCAAAATTATTAACTGAGTTAAATAAATCAGAAACGGTTGGAGACGATAATTTAGTTGATTTGTTACAATATTATGAACTAGTAAAAGAAATTCAAGTAGCAAATGGCGTACAAGTATAGTCTTAGTGAAATGTCCAAAACTGCTTCTCCTGAAGAAGCAAAAAAGGAATTTGATACATTAGAAGTAGGTAAAGTTACATTTAGTGATGATGGAACTTCTAAATCAACAATCACTGACATCAACCCAACAACAGGTGCTGTAAGTTGGAAAATTACCCAATTACCAGGATTTGAAAAGTTATATGATGAGATGGATGATTTAGTTAATGTAGCTAAAAGAGTTTATGTTAAAACTAAAGATGATAAAAAATTTAGAGATTTTTATGAAAGTGCTCGTAAATTAAGAAATGAAATTAGAACTCATCTTAGAAACGAATACCCAGACGAATATAAAAGAATGACTAGGATTGGTGAAGAGGAAGTAGATGAAGTATCTATGTCAGGAGCAGCTGGTGCTTATAATACACCTTATGCGTTTGTAAGAAAACCATTAAAACCTAAAAGCAACAAGAAAAAGAAAAAATCCAAATATAAAATGAGTAAACCCTCAGGTTTAGTAAATTATATGGATTATACTATGGAAGAAGGCAAGTTAGGAGATGGAGCAGATTTAGGTCCTGGCCCAAAAGCAGGTCCTGATGGAGTTAATGATAACGCATATGTAAAACAATTTAAATACAAGTTAGTTCCTAAAAGTAATGGCACTTATGTACAAAAGGGATCAGGACTTGAAGTTAAGAAACTTTTTTAATATGTATAATATGAATATTAAGGAAGAGGAAGACAAATTAGAAAAATTTCAACAAGGGCGTATAGATGCTTTTGATGAAATTGAAAATAAATTAGATGGTCTTAAAAAAATAATAAGACAAGCTAAAATAGAAACAGTAAAATATTATAGACAGGATGAACCAAAAAGTTATTCTGTTGTATATGGAACAGATTTAATTAAAGATTATATCAAAGATATAGAAACATTATTAGAAAAATAATACCATGAAAAAAAACGCTAACCAACTACATAAAGAATTAACTGAAAAGTTAATAACAGAACATTATGTTGATTTAAAACCTATCAATAAAATTGAAGCAACTCCTAAGACTACTTGGGAAGAAAAATATTTTAATTTTATAAACGAAGCTGGTGAAAAATCTTTAAATCCTATTGTTAACAATGATATGAAAGTTAATACTAAGGAACAAGAAGAAAAAATCAAATCGGATGATAAGTTAAAGTTTGAAATGGATACTAAAGAAGCAGGTTCATTTAAAGTTTCAAATGAAGTAGAAAATATTGCTTCTCACAACTATGATTATTCTCCTAAAGTAGATAATATTAATAATGTTAATGCACAAGAAATGCTTACGGGTGTATATTGTGAAATTAAAAATGATCCAAATTTAACATTAGAAGAAGCACAAGCTAAAGCAATTGCTAATTTAGCTAAAGATTCATTACACTATGTAAAAGAAGGTCAATTTGGTGTTGAAGGTTTAGGATACCAAGAACAAAAAGTACAAGAAAATGATGGTGAAACATATGGTGGTAGTGGATACAGCGAAAAACTAAAAGACGGAGGTGAATCTTGGTCAGTAGTTAAAGAAAACATTAAAAAAACACTTAAAGAACATTTTACTGGAGTTACAACAACAGGTAACCCAAATAGCTTTGCTGCAATGTCTAACGAAGTAATTAATAAAATGTTAGCTGAAGAAGGTTTAAAAGAAGTTCCTAATTCATTAGATTTATTTATGGAGCAAGAAGAAGATCTTCCTATGGATGAAAATGCAGAACAAGCAAGACAAAAAGCAATAGAATCTTCTCAAGAAAATGCAGGTATGGCTGAAGAAGCAAGACCTGATTACCCAGATATCGATGGAGATGGTGATACAAAAGAACCAATGGCTAAAGCAGCTAAAGATAAAGAAAAGAAAAAGAAAATGAAAAAAGAATCAATTGATTCTAAATTAGCTGAAATAGGTAAAGAAGCTGAAGCAGTAAAATTAGAAGCACAATTAGATTTTTTACATGATCATATTGCTGAAAAAGTACAAAGAGTTGATTCAATTAATGAAGATGATAATCTTAAAGAATTAATTGATAAAACTAAGATGAAGCAAATGCAGAAGGAAATTAAAGAACTTGAAAAGAAAAAAGCTAAAATGGAAAAGATTTATGAAAAATCTTGTGGTAAAAAATACTCTAAAAAAGAAATGGTAGACGAAACTGAAGAAGTTGAAGAATCATTTGATAGTGTAGTAGATGATATCATGGATCAAGGTAAATCAAGAGAAGATGCTGAAAAAATTGCCGGTGCTATAAATGCTAAACACGTAGGTAACTACAGAGATTAATCAAGTTATTATATGAAGACATTACTAATTGAAACGCACGCGTTTAAGGCGTCACCCCAACAACTAACAGAAAATATTTCTGAAGCAGGTAATCTGCTTGTTGAAGGAGTATTAGCAACAGCTGAAGTTAAAAATGGTAATGGTAGATATTATTCAAGAGATCTATGGAATAGAGAAATGGATAAATATGCTGAATTAATTGAACAAAGACGTTCAATGGGAGAATTAGATCACCCTGAATCTTCAGTAGTAAATCTAAAAAATGTATCTCATTTAATATCTGAATATTGGTGGGATGGAGACAATGTAATGGGTAAAATAGAAATTTTACCAACACCCGCAGGAAATATACTTAAAGAATTAATAAGCCATGGTGTTACAGTAGGTGTATCATCTCGTGGTATGGGTTCATTAGAACAAAATGGTAATGTAATGGAAGTACAAGATGACTTCGAATTATTATGTTGGGATTTTGTTTCTACACCTTCAAACCCAGGTTCTTATATGCATACTATTAAAGAAGGAAAAGAAATGGTTAACTATAATTACACAAGGGTTAATCAAATAGTAACAGAAATCCTCTGTTCAAAAGGCTCTTGCCCCGTTTTTTAATTTTAACATTATCTACATATACGTATAAGCATAATACACCATGAGTATCTTTATATGGTGTGAGACAATTAATAATTTCTATTACGATTCTTAATAATCGTATTTCACAAACTAAATTTTGGGATTATGGCAACAAACAAAGATTTGCTAAAAGAAGCAATCGCTGATGCACGAGCCGTTAGGGAAACTGCAATCACGAATGCTAAACTTGCTCTTGAAGAAGCTTTTACACCCCATCTTAAATCTATGCTAGCTGCAAAGTTAGACGAAATGGATAAAAAAGATGAAGAGGTAAAAGAAGAAGAAGAGAAAGTTGAGGAAATGGATGCTGTTAGCTGGAACGATAAGAATAACCCAAGTCGAAGTAAATCAGTTACTTTAAAAGACCCTAAAAAGGTTGGACAAAGTACTCCTAATTATTCAATTAATGAGGATGAAGAAATCGACGAGGAAATTAATCTTGACGAGCTATTAGCTGAGCTTGATGATTCTGATAAGGTCAAAGAAAACAAACGTACAGATGCTGAACAAGAAGGCTATAAGGACGGATTCGAGGACGCTAAAGACGACATCGAAAAAGAACTTAAATCTTTAAAAGTATCAGAAGCAAAAGACGAAGATGACAAAATGGACGAAGCTAAAAAAGGCGACGACAAAGATGACATTAAGGAAGATGCTAGAACTGATGCTGAAGAAGAAGGCTACAAGGACGGTATGGAAGACGAAAAAGAAGACATGGAAGACAAGATGGACGATGAAGAAATCGATCTTGAAGATATGTCAGAAGATGATCTTAAAGGGTTTATCGAGGATGTCATTAAAGACATGGTCGCTGACGGAGAAATTGAACCGGGCGACGAATTCGTAGAAGACGAAGTTGAAGTTGAAGACGTTGAAGACATTGATGTTGTAGACGACGTAGACGTAGACGTAGAAATCGACGAAGCCAAAGACAAAGACGAAATGGATGAAAGTGAAAAAGTTGATGAAGCTAAAGAAGAGATTGACGAAAGAAAATCTCGAGTAAAAGGTGAAAAAGGTGTCGGAAACGAGGATGGAGACAAAGATGACTCTAAAATCGAAAAAGAAACTGAAAAAATGCGATTCAAAGAAGCAATGGAAGAAATTCAAGCGCTTAAAGTTGAATTAAATGAAGTTAACCTTTTAAATGCTAAGTTACTTTACACTAACAAAATTTTCAAGGCAAAAAACTTAACTGAAAGTAAAAAAGTTAAGGTATTAAAAGCATTTGACAAAGCGAAGAATGTTGGACAAGCAAAAACTATTTTTGAAACGTTATCAGAAGGTTTATTAGATAAATCTCCTATTAATGAGTCAATCAAAAAGGGTTCAGCTTCAAAAGCAAGTGGTTTAGAACCAAAGGCTGTTAAACAACCTATCATCGAATCAAATGATGTTTATAACCGTATGCGTAAGCTAGCCGGTTTAATTTAAAAACTATTATTAACAATTAAAATTTAAAACAATGAGCTTAAATTCTCTTTTAGAAAGCGCTAACCCATATCAGTCTTTACAGTCTGATGCAGCAAGACTTGCTGGTAAATGGGAAAAGACAGGTCTTTTAGAAGGTTTAGAAGGTTCCCACAAAAATAACATGGGAATTATTCTTGAAAACCAAGCTAAACAACTTGTTGTTGAGCAAAGTTCAACTGGTGGAGGCGCTGCTTCCTCAGGAACTTTCCAAAGCCAAACTGCTACTAATATCGGTGGTCAGTGGGCTGGAGTTGCTTTACCATTAGTAAGAAAAGTATTTGGACAGATCGCTGCGAAAGAATTCGTTAGTGTTCAACCAATGAACTTACCTTCTGGTCTAGTATTCTTCCTAGATTTCCAATATGGAAACGACAAATCTCCATTTAAAGCAGGTGACTCTTTATATGGTAATACAACTGCAAACACTGCTCCATTTGGTAACACAAATGAAGGTGGTCTTTATGGTGCAGGTAGATTTGGATATTCTGTCCAAAACACACAATCTATGTCAGGTACAACTACTGTAGCAAACGCTACTTGGAAAGATATGGATTATGATTCAGAATATTCTGCATCTATCGCTGCTGATAATGTATATGTTAAAATTGGAGTTCCAACTGCTTCTCTAGCATTTGGTGACTTTAAAGGTGTAGCTGGATTCCAGTTATTCTCAGGTTCACAAGCTAACCCAGCAAGTGATAACTTGAACTTAACAATTACAGGTTCAAAAGGACACCAATTATCTGCATTCACTAGATACGAAGGTGAAGGACACGTTTACTTTATCGTACCTTCTGCTTCAGTAGACAATGGTGTAACTCAAATTGCTGCTGGTGACCCAGTATCAATAGTATATCAAATTCAACCTACTGACAAGTACAGAGGTGACTTTGAAGCTGGAAACCCAGTACCTAACGCTTACAATAACGAAAGCGGATCAGGTGATGCTGCAGGATGTTGCCCAGAGCAAGTTATTCCAGAAATCAACATTCAGATGAAATCATCTGCAATCGTTGCTAAAACTAGAAAACTGAAAGCTGTATGGACTCCAGAATTCGCACAGGATTTAAATGCATACCATGCATTAGATGCTGAAGCTGAATTAACTTCAATCTTAAGTGAGTACATTTCACTAGAGATCGATTTAGAAATCTTAAGTATGTTAATTGATGACGCTGCTGCTGGAACAGAAGTATGGTCAGCTGTTAACAACAGATCAATTGTACACTCTTCAGGAGCTACAAGTGATTTAAATTTCTACAACTCTCAAGGACAATGGTTCCAAACATTAGGAACTAAAATCCAAAAATTGAGTAACATTATACACCAGAAAACTCTTAGAGGTGGTGCTAACTTCTTAGTATGTTCTCCAACTGTAGGTACTATCTTGGAAAGTATTCCAGGATTTGCTGCTGATTCAGATGGTGATGCTGCTAAAGCTAGCTACGCATTTGGTGTACAAAAAGTTGGTTCAATCAATGGTAGATATAAAGTTTACAAAAACCCTTACATGACTGAAAACAAAATCCTTTTAGGATTTAGAGGTTCTCAGTTCCTTGAAAGTGGTGCTGTATTCGCTCCATATATTCCGTTAATCATGACTCCATTAGTATACGATCCAGACACTTTCACACCAAGAAAAGGTCTATTAACTCGTTACGCTAAGAAGATGGTTAGACCAGAATTTTATGGTACTATCGAAGTAAACGGTTTAAACACTCTATAATCATAGATTAATTTAGATCAAAAATTAAGCCCCGCATTAGCGGGGCTTTTTTTTCATATTTATAATAATAAAAATATATTTCATATTTATAACAAAATACTAACTATGAATGTACCAATTTATGATGGTTGCCCAATCTGGAACGCTGATGCAGTACCTTTCGGTTTTTACAATTCCGACACTCAATTTCAAACTGATGCTGTTAAAGTTGCAAAATTTGTTGCTTCTAGATTAGGATACCCACTAACAGACATTGAACTACAATCTTCTTCTATATTTACTGCTTTTGAAGAAGCTGTAACCACATATGGTAATGAAATTTACGCGTATAAAATACGAGATAATCAATTATCATTAGAAGGATCGTCCACTGGTAGTGATTTAAATCATTCACTTATAACACCGAGTTTTGAACCTATAGTTAGGTTAACAGAACAATATGGTGCTGAAGCAGGATCAGGAGGAAACGTTCCTTGGTATTCTGGTTCTTTTGATCTCACAGGAAGTGTTCAAGATTATTCATTTTCTACATTTATGACAGCTAGTGGATATACAGGTTCACAGTATGCTTTAGGCTTAGAAGTAAAAAGAGTATTTTATCAACCACCATTCCCAGCATCAGCAAGATATTTAGATCCTTATAATGGATTTGGATTTGGAGGAGCAGTAGCAGCTGGTATTGTAGGATTTGGAGGGTTTGGTCAAGGAATGGGTTATTTAATGGCTCCATTAAACTATGACTTACAAGTAATACAGCAAATCGAAATGAATGAAATGGTTAGAATGTCTAATTATTCATTTGAGATTAAAAATGATATGCTAAGAATATTCCCTATACCAGAATTTAATGCTGGACAAGATTTAAATGAAGTAATTCAAGGTAATTCATTAATTATAGGAGACAAAATACCAGCAACAACAATTCCAAATGCTTCCGTAGCACAGACATCAGCTACAACACCATTAACAGCCAAATCAGGTAGTGGAGCAACTGGAACAATTACAGGTAATGGAACATCAATTACAGAAATCACAGTTATAACAACAGGAAGTGGTTATGTAGTAAATGATGAAATTACAATTACACAAGCAACACTAGAAGGATTAGGATTTACAGCTGTATCTGGAGATGCTGTATTTAAAGTTAATAAAAGTGACTTAAATGAAATATGTACAGCAGGTAAAGTATGGTTTGAATATATTTTAAGAGATGAAAGAGTTTCAAGTTCAATCCAATTAATGCCCGATAGAGTAACTAATGTATCAAATACACCTTACTCAAACCCTGATTATAAACAAATTAATTCAGTAGGTAGAAGTTGGATATTTGAGTATACATTAGCATTATGTAAAGAAATGTTAGGATACGTAAGAGGAAAATATAGTAGTATTCCAATACCAAATGCAGAAGTAAACTTAAATCAAGGAGATTTAATTTCTGCAGCTACAGCTGAAAAAACAGCATTAATAGAAAGATTAAGAACATACCTTGATGAAACATCAAGACAAGCATTATTAAATAGAAGAGCATCTGAAGCTGAATCGAAGATGATTGAGTTACAACAAGTGCCTTACACAATATATATAGCATAATATGGCAATGTTTACTAGACAAAGGGACTGGTCCCTTATGAGGCACTTAAATAGAGAGGTAATGGGTAATGTTATTACTCAACAAGCAGCAATTTATCAGTTCCAACTAGAACAAACAAAAGTTAATATTTATGGTGAAGCTGCTGAAGAAAAATATTATAACGGTCCTTTTCTATTTAATGTATTAATAAACAGATCAAATCAAGATTATGCTTTAAATGATGAAGGTGTACAGTTTGATCAACCTATTGAATTTTATTTTTTAAGAGATGATTTAGTAGAAAAAGATGTTGTACCTAGAGTAGGTGATATTATATTATACGAAGAAGGATACTTTGGAGTTCAAAGTACAGTAGCAAACCAATATTGGGGAGGTAAAAATCCTTCGTACCCTAATAATGATTCAGATGGACAATTAAACCCACTGAATCCAGGATTAGAAGAATTTGGTAATAATATATCAATTTTAGTTTCAACTTATTATATACCTGCTGATAAAGTAGCTATTTCACCATATCAAGAAAGATTCTAATGGCAAAACCAAGAAAACCAATACCAAAATCTCAATTGACTTTAAGCGAAAAAAAACATGATGCTTTTAGTGGGATAGAAAACCGAGGAAGAGTAGGAAACCCTAATGATGCTAATATACCTAATAATCCAAATTACAGTGAAACAGGTATTCAACATAATAGGTCATCTCAAATGAGTTTTAAAGATGATGATACTAAACAATTTTCAGTAGGTGTTAAAGATATTGATGAAGCAGTATTTTATTATTTTGAAAATAAAATTAAACCTTTTGTTTATCAAAATGGTCAACGTAGAGAAGTACCTGTAATATATGGTGCCCCTGAGAGATGGAAATCATTTCAACGTGATGGGTATTATAGAGATAAAAAAGGTGCTATTATGTTACCTATTATTGTAATTAAAAGAGATACATTAACTAAAGATAGAACAGTAGCAAATAAACTAGATGCTAATATGCCTAATTTATATGGTGTATTTTCAAAACAATTTAGTAGTAAGAATTTCTACAGTAATTTTGGTACTTTAAATAATAGAAGACCTGTAGATACATTCCACGTAGTAGCACAACCTGATTATGTTACTATAGAATATAGTTGTTTAATACAAACTTACTATATGGAACAATTAAATAAAATAGTTGAAGCATGTGAATATGCATCAGATGCATATTGGGGTAATCCTGAAAGATATATGTTTAGATCATTTATAGATAGTTTTACTACAGCAACAGAACTAACAGTTAATAAAGATAGGTTGGTTACTGGAACTTTTAATATTAGATTACGTGGATATTTAATCCCAGACACTATTCAAAAAGATTTAAACTCAACTAAAAAGTTTAATTCTAAAGCAAAAGTTACAATAACTACTGAAGCTGTTAGTAATCTTCATGATAGTGATGTAATTTGGAACCCAACATGGGATGGTAGAAAAAGAGATTAATTTTAAATAATCTATTAATATTTATAATAAAATAAAAAATTATGTCAATAGTTAAGTTACAAGAAAAAGAGTTGCAAGAATTAAAAGAAATCCAAACTAAAAATAGTGAAATTATCATTGGTTTGGGAACTTTAGATTTAGATATAGAGGCTACAGAAGTAGCACTTGAAAGTTTAAAGGAAAGAAGAAAAAATTTAAGAAAAGATTTTAAAGATCTAGTTGAAAGACAAAATAAGTCAGCCAAGGATCTGCAGGATAAATACGGTGAAGGTAACATAGACCTAGAAACTGGAGAATTTGATGCAGTAGAATAGATTTTTGAAATAGTTTCCAATATTTATAATAAAACAATATTAAATATAATATAAGACAATGGCAGAAACATTAATATCTCCCGGTGTATTAGCAAGAGAAAATGATCAATCTTTTATTGGTTCAAGACCCGTTACATATGGTGCGGCAATCGTAGGACCAGCAGTTATGGGACCTGTAGGTATCCCAACTGCAGTTTCATCTTTTTCCCAATATCAAGCTATATTTGGTGGCACAGTAGAAAGCGGTAGCCAATATTACACATATTTAAACTCAACAGCAGCTCAAAATTACTTTGAACAAGGTGGTGAGTCACTATTAGTAACTAGAGTAGTAACTGGCTCATTTAGTGAAGCTTCTTCAAGCATTCAAAATGGAGCTACTGCAGCAGGAACTTTAAATACAACATTTAACGTTAGTGGTTCAATATCAACAAACACATCTGATGGTACAGCAGGATCGTATACATTAAATCCAGGCGACATCGGAGGTGGAAGTGGAGCTAATACTGCAGCAGCAGTAGTAGTTGTTGCTTCAGACCAAACAGTAACTAGTATAAAATTTACAGCAGGAACTGGATATTTAGTTAATGAATTTTTACAAATTCCTTCATCTATCATAGGTGGTACAACTAACGTAGAAGTAAAATTAACATCAAATGACATTATAAATGGAACAGCATTTGTGTTATCTACATTATCAGAAGGTTCAATAATGAACAATTACTCATCTACTGGAGATTTAGCTAACGGAGCACTGCCACTTGGTACAGCTGATAACTTAAGATGGGAAATACCTTCTCAAAACACAGCATCAGGACAATTTGCTTTATTTATTAGACGTGGTAATGACGTTAATAACCAAAAAGCAATATTAGAGTCTTATAACAACTTATCAATGGATCCAACAGCTCCTAACTATGTAGCTAGAGCAATTGGAGATACTTATTACACAGTAGAACAAGATGGAGTAGATTACTATGTTAAAACAAATGGTAACTATCCTAACAGAAGTGCATATGTAAGAGTTTCAAGTGTATTAACACCAACCCCACAATACTTTGATAATAATGGAGCAGCTAAGTCTTCATTCTTCAATAGTTTACCAATTGTGAGCTCAGGTTCATTCCAAGGAGGAAATGGTTTAAACATTGAAAACAATGATGCTAAATTTAATGAAAATATTGATGCTACAAACATACAAGGAATTGGTCCAAATGATTATACTCAATCATTAAACCTATTAACAAACACTGATGATTACCAATTTAATGTAATATCAGCTCCAGGTTTAATCCATTCTTTACATGCTTCACAAGTTAACCAATTAGTTAATTTAGCACAAGGAAGAACAGATTGTATGGCAGTAGTTGATTTAGTACCTTACAATTCAACAATTAATACAGTAACTACACAAGCAGGTGCATTTGATTCAAGTTATGCAGCTACGTATTGGCCGTGGTTACAATCGATTGATCCTAATACCGCACAGACTGTGTGGAGCCCAGCGTCCGTGTTTATACCAGGCGTATATGCGTTTACAGACGCATCATCTGACCCATGGTTCGCACCAGCAGGTTTGATTAGAGGTGCTTTAGGAAATGTAATTAGAGCTGAAAGAAAATTAACATCAGGAAATAGAGATACATTATATGAAGCAAATGTTAATCCAATAGCAACATTCCCAGGAAGTGGAACAGTAGTATTTGGACAGAAAACATTACAGAAAAGAGCAAGTGCTTTAGATAGAGTAAATGTAAGAAGATTATTAATTTCACTTAAAGACTATATTGTACAAGTATCAGATAATTTAGTATTTGAACAAAACACAATTAGTACAAGAAATAGTTTCTTATCACAAGTAAACCCATACTTAGAATCAGTACAACAAAGACAAGGATTGTATTCATTTAAAGTAGTAATGGATGCTACTAATAACACACCAGATGTTATTGATAGAAACGAGTTAGTAGGTCAAATTTATTTACAACCAACTAAAACAGCTGAATTTATAATTTTGGATTTCAATGTTCTTCCAACAGGAGCAACATTTCCATCATAAAAACTAAAAAATAGAATATTTATAATAAAATAAGACAATAAAAATGGCAGTATTAGACCCAAACGAAATATTTTTTACAGCATTTGAGCCAAAACAAAAGAATAGATTTATTCTTTATGTAGATGGGATTCCATCATACCAAATTAAAGGTATGGGAGCTGTAACATTAAACCAAGGTACAGTAGCTTTAAATCATATTAACGTTCAAAGATTTGTTAAAGGTAAATCTACTTGGGCTCCAATCTCAATGACGTTATTTGACCCAATTACACCATCAGGTGCGCAAGCAGTAATGGAATGGGTAAGATTACACCATGAATCAGTAACAGGTAGAGATGGATATAGTGATTTCTATAAAAAAGATCTAACATTAGATGTATTAGGACCAGTAGGTGATATAGTATCTGAATGGATCATTAAAGGAGCATTAATCACATCAGCAGACTTTGGAGATTTTAATTGGGATACAGAAAATGCAGCTCAAGAAATATCTTTAGAAGTACAACCAGATTACTGTATTTTAAATTTCTAATAAATTTTCAACATATTTTTAAAAATAGCTTGGCTTCGGTCAAGCTTTTTTTTATATTGATATGTATAACTATAAAACACGTTATAAACTAAATAAAGATTATATGAGCGAATTTAAATTCCCAACTGAAGAAATTGATTTACCTTCAAAAGGCTTAGTATACCAAAAAGACAATCCCCTATCTAGCGGTAAAGTAGAAATTAAATACATGACTGCTAAAGAAGAAGATATTTTAACTAACCAATCATATATCCAAAAAGGTACAGTATTAGATAAATTATTAGAGTCTGTGATTGTAGATCCAAAAATTAACATTGAGGATATTATTGTAGGCGATAAAAATGCATTATTAATTGCTACACGTATTTTAGGGTATGGTAAAAAGTATGAGTTTAGATCTAATGGTCAAACGCATATTGCTGATTTAACTGAAATAGAAAACAAACCATTTGATATATCAGACATAGAACCAGGTAAAAATGAATTTACTTATAAAATTGAAAGAACAGGAGATGTTATTACTTATAAAATCTTAACTGGTAAAGACGATAAACAAATTCAAAAAGAAATTGCTGGGTTAAAAAAGTTAAATAAAGAAGGATCATTTGATTTAACAACAAGATTAAAATATATGATTACATCTATTAATGGTGAATCGGATAGAAAAGATGTTAGAAGTTTTGTAGATAACCAATTTTTAGCTATAGACTCAAGAACATTTAGAGATCACGTCAGAGATACTCAACCAGATGTTGATTTAACAATTAGCACTGACAGAGGGGAGGAGGTAAAAATCCCAATAGGGATTAGCTTTTTTTGGCCTGACGCAGGATAATGCCCCAGAGGTAAGAATGAACCTCTTTAAAAGTTTACATTCAATCATATTCCATAGTAAAGGAGCTTACGATTATTATACAATATATAATATGCCAATATGGCTAAGAAAATTTACATTTAAGGAAATCCAAGATTTTTATGCTGAAGAAAAAAAATCACATGATGCCGCTAACAAGGGTAAAGGACAATCAACATTAGTAGATAAAGATGGAAAAGTTAATGTGCCCGCATTTGCTGAATCAAGTAAACAATATAAGGGTAAAACAGGTTATAAGTAATAATATTTATAATAAACATTACTTTAGATGGCATCATCAGATGAAATTAAAAAATTAAACGAAGAAATTAAAAATCTTCAAAGGGAGCTGGGCAAAACCAGTAACTTTAAGATATTTAAGGCATCTGATATGAAAGATGCACAGACATTTTTAAAAGGTTTACAAGTTCAAGTAAGTGACCTAGGAAATGACTTATCTACTCTAGCAGGGATATTTGCTGGTAATTTACAAGATATAACTAAAACAGATATTGCTTTAAATAACACAAAATCTTCACTTAGAAGTTTAAATACTTTAGCTAGTAATTTAGCTTCTACATACAATGACATCAGTTTAGTAAGTTCAAAAGATATTGATTTTACTGAAAAAAGGATTAAACAAGATTTAATGAGACTTAAATTAGCGTCAGAGACGCTAGATAAAACCTCTGATGAGTTTAAAGCAAACCAAGATGGTATTAAACAAGCTACTATATTTTTAGAAAAAGTAAAAGATATTAGGAAAGAACAAGATGCCATTATGAGTAATAAGGGTGTAAAAGGTTTTACAGTCCTATCAGACATAGTAAAGTCTATCCCAGGGTTATCAGGTCTTTCAGGCCCTTTTGAAGCAGCAGCCACAGCCGCACAAAACACAGCTAAATTAAACAATCAGATGTTTAAGGGCATGGATGAACAACAAATTAAAGAAAAACTTGCTAACAACAAAGAACATAATGAAAAATTAGCTAGAGCCCAAGAATTAATAGATTCAGGGGTAGATGAAGAAACGGCAGTAGCTAGCGAAGGTCTTTCTATGGATGATCTAAATACAGGGGCATTACCTGAAGAAGTTTTAAGTCCCCTAATGGAAGGATTTAAGGCCCTTACAGATGGAATAGGTCAGTTAGCTAAAACAGCTTTAATATTTAAGTTTTTCACAGATGCATTAATGGAAGCAAATGAACAAGCTACCTACATGCAAAAGACTCTGTTAATGACTAACAGAGAAGCTATTTTATTTAGAACAGAACTTTCTAATGCAGCGATGGAATCGCAAAACATAAATGTTACTACATCTAAAATGTTAGCAACATACCAAGCTATAACAGAACAGTTTGGGTTTATAGCAGGTTTATCAGCTGAAACATTAGCGATTTCAACAAAATTAACAGAACAAATAGGATTAGAAGCTGAAGCAGCAGGTAGTTTAGCTATGTTAGCCGCCTCAACTGGTGGAGATTTAGATGATCAATATAAAAGTGCTTTACTTGTTAGCCATGAAATGCAAGTTCAAGAAGGTGTTCAATTTGATCTAAGAAAACTATTAGAAGAAACAGCAGCTATCACAGGTGTTATGAGAGCTCAATTAGGAGCAAGTACTGAAGCAATGATAGAAGCTGTTACTCAAGCTAAATTATTAGGAGGAAGCTTAGATGATGTAGCAGGTGCAGGTGCAGCAATGTTAGATTTTGAACAATCTATTGCTAATGAATTACAAGCTGAATTGTTACTAAATAGAGATATTAATTTAGAAAAAGCAAGACAAGCAGCTCTAAATGGTGATTTAGCTACTTTAGGAAAAGAATTAAAAGAACAAGCAGGAGATTTCGAAGAATTCTCTGCTATGAATGTTATCCAACAAGAAGCCCTAGCAGAAGCAATGGGTATGCAAGCTGATCAATTAGCTGATATTTTATTCCAACAAGATATTCAAGGAAAAACAGCTAAGGAATTAAGAGCAATGGGTAAAGATGACTTAGCTGCCCAATTAGAACAACAAACAGCTGCAGATGAATTTAATGCAACGATAGATAAATTAAAAGATATACTAGTTGATGTATTTGCAGCATTAGAACCAATATTAGGTATATTTACAGGAATTGCTAATATTGTAGCATTTATATTATCCCCACTTACAGCTTTATTAAATTGGGCTAACTCATTTAATTCAGTTATGGGAATTGTAGTATCCTTATTAACAGCAGCAGGTATAGCTGCATTATTCTTAAATGGTACACTTACTATGGGTGTTGGTGTAGCTATAGCTTTAGCAGCTATAGCAGGAGGTATGGCATACTTTAATTCTGAAATGAATAAAGCAGATGATTTACTATCCGCAGGAGATGGAACTAATGGATATGGGAAAAGAACATTGTTAGGTCCTGAAGGAGCAATAGCATTAAATAATAAAGATACTATTGTAGCAGGTACAGATTTATTTTCTAAAGGAGATGATGTTGTATCAGCAGGAGCAGGAAAAGTACAAATGGGTAATGATAATAAAGAAACTAATATGTTATTACGTACCTTAGTTACACAAAACAAAAAGAAACCTTCATTATCCCCTGTGGGACTATATGAAATTCAATAATGTAATATTTATAATAAAACAATTAATCATGAGTCTATTAAACAAATTAACAAAAAACGGATCTCAATTAAGTGGTTTAGATGGTGAAACACCAAATATACCTAACTTTCAACAATCTACATTACACAGGGATTATTCAGTAAATAATGATCCAAATGCAGATGCTGTAAGACCTAGAAATGGTGTATTACCTCAACCATCAACTATGGATCCACAACAACCACCGGTAAAATATTTAGATAATTTACCTAAATAATTATGCCGTTAAGAGATCTATACGATTTAAGCAGGTATAACTCTACAAACTATTCTAGCGTACCTGGTGATACACCAGGAGGAGGATGGAAAGAGAGACCACCACAAATTTTTCCACCTGGAGATGTAGAAAATCTTTCTACAACTGGGGGGCCGGATTTTTTATTACGTGGAGGGTATCTTGTACCTAGAAACATTCTTCGTGATGGATCTCGATTACTTAAATTATTTGGTTCAACAAGAGGAATATTATTTACAGCTAAACAAAACATACTTTCTTTATCTAATGTTAATTCAGGTGCTGGATATGAACCATTTGAAAAAGCAGAAGATGGATCAGCTGTAGGTGACTTTTTAAGAAATAACATAGCATTAAATCAAGGTATTTATACTCCATTATCTACAATAGGACAAGCAGTAGGTAATGCCTTAGGAATACATTTAAATAAACAAGGACTTAATCCATTAACAGAAACAACTATTGGATCTCCAGATGGTAATACACCTTTAGGTTTACCTACTTATTTAAATACTATTGCCGCGGATCCTACCAATGAAGATACATTAGGTAGAAAAAGTAGATTATTACCTCTTGCAGCTTCTAAAATAGATAAGGATACACAAGCACAACCTAATTTATATTCTTACAGTGGTGGGCCTGGTGCTACATTAGGTGTTGGTAAAACCAACATTAATATGATAAGTGAATACAGAACAGGTAAAAATAATTCTAAAAAGAATTTTTGGTTAGCAGAAGAAAAAGGAAATTATAAGAAAAAACAATATTTTACTTCTCAATTTCTTAAAAATGTTAGTAGTAATGCAGATGTAGGCATTTTTGGAAAAGCTGCTTTATTAGAAATATTCTTAAAAAACATTAATGGGAATAGAAATATTGGTGTGCAATTCTATAAAACACCTGGAACTCAAACTTTCCCAAATAGTGTTTATTCACCCGAGACAATTAAATTAAAAACAGATACTTCAAAATTAAGAAGTGGAATAGACAATGAAATTCCAATACAAGTACTTACTCAAGCACAAACGGAAGCATTTGTACCAACATCTAAAACAAATTTAATACCAACTCCATATTTTCAAATAGTTGCTCCTAATGGGTCTAAACAAATGCCTAAGGGTTTAGATTTACAATCTACAGATAGCAATGGAAACAATACACCAAGCAAAAATAGGATTGAATCAAGAGTAAATTTAGGTGATCCTGGTAGAAGAGGTAATTTACAAAGTTTTACTATAGGTAAGTTAGGTTTAAATCAAGAAATTGCTGGTAGTAGTGCTAAAAGTAATAGTTCATATAAAAATGCAGTAGATAAAATTAACGCTTTTCCACTATATAAATCAAGTGCGGTAACAGCAGATAACGATAAAAATGATTTAGTAAAATTTAGAATTGGTGTATTTGCAAACGATGGATCAGGACAAAAAACATATATTCACTTTAGAGCATTAATTAATGGTATGAGTGATTCATACACATCCGATTGGGATGCTCAAAAGTTTATGGGTAGAGGTGAAAACTTTTACAGATATAGTGGGTTTGACAGAACAGTTTCATTATCTTGGACAGTTGCAGCGCAATCAAAACAAGAATTAATCCCTATGCATCAAAAACTAAATTATTTAGCATCAGTATGTGCCCCAGATTATTCATCTCAGGGTTATATGCAAGGTAATTTAATATCTTTAACTATAGGTGGTTGGTTTCAAGAACAAGTAGGTATAATGAAGGGTATAACATTAGATGTTCCAGATGAATCACCATGGGAAATAGCAATTCCTGATTCTAATAACATTTCAGTTATTAACCCTACTAGCCCAAATACAGCAATTAAGACAGACCCAAGTGTTAAAGAAATGCCTATGATTGTAAATGTAACTGGGTTTGAATTTATACCAATTCATAACTTTGTACCAAGAGTACAACAAAATGAATTTGCTAAAAATGGTAAATTAAATAAATATGGTAAACAACATTATATTAATTTAGCAGCAGCAACTGGTAACAATTATGATGGTCAAGGTGATAATATAAATTATATCCAAAAATAATGGGAAGATATTCAGATACTAATATATTAAAAAACAGGAAACCTAATCAGTCTCCAGGTCCTAGATATTATCAAGGAACAAAATACCCTGAAATCCCACTTGATTTTAGTGATATATATGTTTATGCTGAACAGGGTGATAGATATGATCAATTAGCTTTACAATATTATGGTGATCCTTCTTTATGGTGGGTTATTTCAACAGCTAATAGTTCATTATCTAAAAATTCATACTTCCCACCTTTAGGAGTACAAATTAGAATTCCTAAAAACATAGGAGCAATTCAGTTAGCATTTGAAAAATTAAATAATGGGTAGTTATGTCAAACATAGTAGGAGAAAAATTTGAGGGATTTGTTAAAAATCAAATCCAAATAAGACAAAAATTATTAGGTAAAGGACTTAATTCTAATAATTTATCTAACCAAGATTTAAATATAATTAACAATAGAAATGCTTGGTTAAAACTAGCATCTAGTGTAGAAATTGGAGGTGACGCAGATTCTAATAATGATGCCTCTAATATAACTTTAGCATCTGTAGAAAAAAACAAACAATTTGGTACACAAACAATTGAAGGTCAAAATCAAATTTACAAATCTGCTGGGGAACAAAGATTAAGAGATATAGGACTAAGTAACACAGGTGAATTTACAGGAGTTCAATTAGCAAAAAAATCAATACTATTTAATACTTTATCAGAACTAAATGAAGATTCTTATAAATTTAGATCAGGAATAAACACAAGTACCAGCATATGGAATAATTCATCTTATGGGTTAGGAGGAAATGAGTTTGGTATGGTACCAGCTCCGGGCTTAGTATCAGCTAAAATTGATACTAAAAATAGAGGTTCACTTAGAGGTGCTGAAATTGAAATAATTGCATATAATAAGTTTCAATTCGAATTAATAGAATTACTTTATTTAAGGTTAGGTTTTACTATGATGTTAGAATGGGGATGGGACAAATATAAATCTAATTCTAACGAATATAAAACAGTAGGTAATACTTTAATAGAAACAGATTGGTTTGAATCTTCGTCTTTAACCCAATTAGACATGATAAGAAAAATCCGAGGGACTAGAGAAAAATATAGTGGTAATTATGATGGATTTTTTGGAAAAGTATCTAATTTTTCATGGGATTTTGCTCCTAATGGAACTTATAATATAACATTAAAACTTATATCAGTTGGAGATGTTATAGAATCCTTAAAAGTAAATACTGTAGCACAACAACTAACAACTTCTGATATTAAAAAAGATATTGAGAATGCATATGGAGATGATGATATTATTGAGGGTGGTTGGTTTTCTGACGCAGAAGAAAATCAAGGTAGAGATTCATTTAATATAAATTTAGAAGATTTAGTTGAAAACTCAGACTCATCTATCATTTCCCAAGCTGGAAGTTCAATATTTGGGCAAAGATTGTATACTGATTTTTTAAATAAAAATTTGTGGCTGCCAGGAACTAATTCAGATTATTATAACTTAGCTATAAATTATGGAAGGGCACAAGTTACCATCAATAAAGATAATGGTTGGGTTTATGCTAATAATACAAAATATCAGTACTACATGACTGTAGGAAAATTTTTAGAATATGTTGAAGCTATTATAGTTCCTGGTTTAAAGATGAGAGGTGAAGCTTTAGATAATATATTAAAAATTGATCTTAATGAAGATATGATGATATGTGCAGCATATCCCTTACAATGTTCTTTAGATCCTAGGGTATGTTTAATTAACCCTGATGTAGATTATGATAATATATTTACTGATGAAGGGTATAGGGGAATGCAACAAGGTAAAAACACCGTTTTTCGTCCAAAATATTTAACTGATAATCTTAAACAATTTATCAATAAAGAAGAAGTTAATGGTGGTGCTACTGTTATGTATGGTAGCCTTTTAAATATATATTTAAACTATGAATTTATTGCCTCAAATCTTAAAAAAAGTTCAGATAAAAAAGGTAACTTAAACCTATTTAAATTTTTAGAAGGAATTTTTGATGGTGTAAATGTAGCATTAGGAGGACAAAATAATTTAACTGTAACCTTAAAAGATAGTGTTTATATTACTATAACAGAACAAAACCCAATCCCAGGACTCCAATTTTTAGATAAATTTAAAGATTTAATAGTAACTAAAGACAGCCCAGTAGATTTTAATTTGTATGGTTTTAATCCATCTGGCCCTTCTGGAAATTTTGTTACTGATTTTGGATTTGAAACTCAAATCACACCAGATTTAGCTTCTATGATTAGTATTGGAGCAGCGGCAGGTAATAGCAATATAAAAAATTATGATGCAACGGCTTTTTCAAAATGGAATGATGGTTTAAAAGATAGATATTCACAAGAATACATAGACCCTACTTTTACTCTAGCATCAACTGAAACACTAAAAGAAACTCAAGAATACAAATTAATATCAAAAGATGAAGTTAAAGTTTTATTTAATGCCTTTAATAATACTGATACATCACAAAATAGAGATGATGAGGGTGCTGAAGATAGAGCAGAAGATTCATCTTTAATAATGATAGGAAAAGTAACATCAACTCAAGTTGAGAACAATGAAATTCCTTCTACAGCAGCAGGGCTTACAGCTACAGGTAGAAGAAGAGTAATAAATAGTCCAATTATAAATAAATCATTAGAATATTCTGTTTTTTGGCAAGAATATTTAGAAAAAGTTAATGATTTTAAAGTAGAACAAAGAGCTAAAGGTGCTGATAATTATGAAACTAGAGAAGAAGCAAAAGAAAGAGCACAAGGTAATTATCTTTATTGGTTAGTATTACAATGGGGAGGTAGATATTATCAAAATGGGATAGATATATGGGGTTCTCAATATGCTCAAAAATATCCTTCAATGATTGAATCTAATATTAACCAAGGCAAAGCTAGTTGGGATAGTTTTATTAATAACTTCCACCAACAAATATTCCAAAATACAGGACAACCCTCAAACACTATAGGGTTTATACCTATAGATATGTCATTAACGTGTGATGGTATATCTGGGATAAAAATATATAATGGTATAAATGTTGACCAACAATATTTACCACCAGCCTATCCTAAATCATTAAATTTTATAGTTAAATCTTTAGACCATACTATTAGTGATAATAGCTGGAGTACGAGTTTAGGTACCTTATCTGTACCACACATAGAACCCACAGGTAGTTATACAGCAATTTTAGATTTAAATGGGTTTATGGGTGATATAGCTGGTGTAACTGGACCAGCATTTGAATTGCCTGAGGGAACAAAAACACCAAATGCAAACTATATGAAACGCAAAGCAAATGGTATAGCGGATTTCCAAATAAAAGGTAATGAACATAAAAATGGTGGTGATGTAACAGAATTAACAGCATATGCAACAATAGCATTATTTGAAGAATTAGAAGATGTTACTGAAGGTGGATTTGGTGGTAATAACTTTAAATTTAAATTAACAGCAGCTAATGATTCATTCCATCAATCCAATTCACCAAATTCAGGTCATACTAAAGGTTGGAAAATTGATTTTACAGTAATTCCAATAGAGGGATCAGTTTCAAATAGAGATATAGAATATATATTTGATATTTTAAAGTTATTAGGTGAAGGAAAAAAACCTGATAAATTACTCTGGGAAGATTATGGTTGGAAGTTTATGGAAGGTTTTGAATTACCTAATAACATGGATTTTTCAGCAATTAATTTTCACAATAAATACCCATTTAAAGCTTTAGATGAATATTCAAACCCTACCTCAAAAGCAACAGGAGGCCATTTTGATATTCTATTTAAAAACCAAACAGAACAATGGTCAAGGGATAATAACAAAATAGTATCAATATAAGATAATATGTATTTACCTAAATCACAAATAGTAACTAATTTATACACTAATGGAGAGGAATTTTCATTAGATGGACAACCCTACCAAGGAGATTACTTTAAAACATCTGCAGGTAATTACTATAGTGGTAAAACACCAAGTGATCCATCATCACAACTTTTAACAATTAATAGTACATTTGGTGAAAATCCCCAAGAAGGACAATATAAATCAACACAACAGGTTAAATCAAACCCATCTGCATCAGTGTACCCTGAGTCTTATAATGAATTCAATTTTTCATATCAAATAGCAAAAGGAAATGATTTTGTTTATGATGCACCCCTTGCACCAACCCCAAGTATAACTTTCCCTACAGAAAAACAATATGAAGTTGGTGAATTTCAAAGGTTCTTTTTAAAGAAGAATAATGAATTAAAATATATAGAAGTAAACAGTCAAACATTTAATAATTATTCAAATAAAGAATCTAATGTTCAATGGCAGTTATATACTCCTATTAGAATTAATTGGGAATTAACAGGGAAATTTGTTGATGTATATAAAGTAAATAGAAATATGGTTAGCTTGATAGAAAAAGAAAATCGACTATATGGTTTTTATGCTTCATTCAAAACACAATTTGCTAAATATTATAAATTTGATGAAGGTGAAGGATTATTTACTGAGGGGGATGAATTTATAAATAGAAGAACAAGAAAAGTATATAGAGGCTTTTATCATGTACATCCAACAAAAGGGCCAATGGTAGGAAAAAATCATATAGATAAATTCCACGACTATTTAGATTTATTAGAAGATGAAAACGTAGGCTCTTCAAGAAGACCAAATATTTCTCCAAGAAGGGGTGGAGGTTACTAATTTAGGTCGTATATTTACGGTCTAAATAGGTTATAAATGTATTGGCTAGTAGAAGAAGATAAGCAATTAGAGGTTTTATTAAATAGTGGTTACAAACAAGCATTCATTGAGGTTATTCCTTATAGTTACAATGTTCACCCTGTAGAAAATCTCGTAAGTTTAGTGTATATTAGACCGATTAATGCAAGTAAAGGCTATATGTTATGCGTTTCACATAGTGAAACATTGAATGCGTTAAATACGCGTGTAGACGAATTAATAAATAAGTTTGATATATTGTATTGTCGCGATAAAAAGGAGATGTTACATTATTTTCCAAGCAAAGCTCTTTATGACATAAATGTGCCCCCTACTACGTATATACGACCATTAACCAAAGCACATGAGGTAATGTATTATCAACATAAGGATGAAAAAGACATAAACACTTTTATTCCAGTTGTTAAACACTATGAGATGTGTGAGCAAATTTACAATGATTTAAAAATTAATATAAATAAAAACAAAACCGATTATGATGAGTTCTTTAACCATAGAGTATCCGTGGTATTCAACGCTATCGAGAGAAGTGGAATACAAATACACATACCGACATTCGAAGGACATTTCCATTCCGTTGATAATGGAAGAGTCTACACTCAGTTCAACTTAAAAACAACAACAACTAGACCAAGTAATAAATTCAAAGGAGTAAACTATGCAGCACTTAATAAAGAAAACGGATGTAGAAAATCTTTTATACCATCTAATGATTGTCTTTACGAAATTGACATTAGCGCTTACCATCCTAGCTTGTCTTGTCATCTCGTCGATTATAGTTTTCCCACTGTGGATATTCACTCTCATTTACAACAACTTTACGGAGTAAGCTATAAAGAATCAAAAGAGTTAACGTTCAAGCAACTATACGGAGGAGTATTCAAACAGTATAAACATCTGGAATTTTTTAGTAAAATTGATATATACGTAAAAGAGCTTTGGAGTAAGTTTCAAAGCGAGGGTAAAATAAAATGTCCAATTTCTGGATATGTGTATGAAAAAGATAGGCTAGAGAATATGAATCCGCAAAAGTTATTTAATTATTTGTTACAAAACTTGGAAACGTCAATGAACGTTCGTATACTGTGGGATATATTACGAGTATTAAGAGGTAAAAAAACAAAACTAGTGTTATATACATATGATTCGTTTTTATTTGATTGGGATAAAGAAGAAACGCACGTTTTAGATGACATAAAAAAGGTATTTAAGAAATACAAATTTAACATAAAAACCAAACAAGGAAATGATTACGACTTTAGATAGACCTGTGAATACGTATAATGTGAACTATGATGTAATAACATCATTAAATAACATTGGCGATTTGAATAATAAGCTGTTTTGCACCTTTACTGATATAGATAACTTAGATAATTTGCTTGAAGAAATTCAATCAAAATATACAATCATTTACAACAAACTTTTTGTCTTAGAAATTGTAGGTAAAGATGAATTTGTTATCACTTATAATGTCGACCAAGGCAATGTTCATACCATTCCAGATAATACTATCTTAGTCCATAGAAAAAAGGAATCTAATACCTTATACACAATTAATGCTTTAAATGAATTAATTAAAAAGCTTAATGGTGGTGTTGTTGATACTAAGTATCAAGTAAATTGGCAACAGTATAAAAATTGTATTTTATTGACACAACACAATGAATTAAATCAATTAAATACAAAAATTTACAAAATAATTGAAGTATAGTTTGGAGGCCCAATCTTTGCTTCGTATATTACAGTTACATTAAAAAAAGTTATAAAAATTATGGATTTATCAATGCTTAAACAGAAGTTGGATACGCTCCAACAAAAAACACCTGCCAGTGGTGCCAAACGAGATTATTCTCTTACATTTTGGAGACCTACAGTAGGTAAACAACAGATTAGAATTGTGCCTAGTGCCGTTAATTCTAACAACCCATTCACGGAATTAAAATTCTATTATGGTATTACTAATAAGGTTATGCTTTCACCTGAAACGTGGGGAGAGAAAGACCCAATTGCTTTATTCGCGAAAAAATTAAGAGAAGAATATAGCAAAGAAAATTATCTACTTGCTAAAAAGTTAGATGCCAAAACTAGGATTTTCGCTCCAGTTATCGTTAGAGGAGAGGAGGACAAAGGAGTTCGACTATGGCAATTCGGGAAACTGATATATGAAGAATTACTTTCATTAGCAGTGGATGATGAGATTGGTGATTATACTGATGTAGTAAATGGTAGAGACCTTACTATAGAAACAGTAGGACCAGAAGCTACAGGTACTCAATACAACAAGTCCTCAGTTAGAGTTAGACTTAAACAAACTGCGCTTAGTGATGATGCTACATTAGTAGAAAAATGGTTAAAAGACCAACCAGATCCTAAAAAGGAATTCAAACAATTTACATTTGATGAAATGAAATCCGCTTTAGAAAAATGGTTAGAACCTGAAGGTGGTGAAAGTGAGGGAGATATTATATCTGAACCAGCAAGTGATTTTGATGATAAACCATCTAGTAATTTTGCTTTAGACACTACAAAAGCTAAACAAAAGAAAACTGATGAGTTTGATTCATTATTTGATGGAGATAATCAAAAAGATGATCTACCCTTCTAAATATGGCCAAACAGAAAAAATCATTATCGGCGGCAGTCTCTAAAGAAATCCAATCTAAATTTGATTTATCAAGTTTTAAGAATAAAAAAGGACTAGATAAGAATGTAAAGTTTAAGGACCAAGAATGGTTACCTTTATCAAAAGCATTCCAAGACGTTACTTCTATTCCTGGAATTCCAATGGGACATATTGTGTTACTAAGAGGACACTCCGATACAGGCAAGACAACAGCATTAATTGAAGCAGCAGTATCAGCGCAAAAACGTAAAATACTACCTGTATTCATTATTACTGAGATGAAATGGAATTGGGAACATGCCATGCAAATGGGATTAGAACTCAATATTGAAAAAGATGAACATGGTGAGGTTATTAATTATGATGGAAATTTCCTTTATGTTGATAGAGAAACTCTTCATTCAATTGAAGATGTAGCAGCATTTATTTTAGATTTAATTGACGAACAAAAGAAAGGTAATTTACCTTATGATTTATTATTCCTATGGGATAGTATTGGATCAGTACCTTGTGAAATGTCAATTAAGTCAAACAAAAATAATAATGAATGGAATGCTGGTGCAATGTCAACTCAATTTGGAAATAGTGTAAACCAAAGAATTACATTATCTCGAAAAGAATCTTCTGTATTTACTAATACATTAGTTTGTATTAATAAAGTATGGACAGCAAAAGCTGAATCACCTATGGGGCAACCTAAATTAATGAATAAAGGTGGATTTGCTATGTGGTTTGATTCTACATTTGTAGTTACATTTGGTAATATTTCAAACGCTGGAACATCTAAAATTAAAGCAATTAAAGATGGTAAGCAAGTAGAATTTGCTAAAAGAGTAAACATCCAAATTGATAAAAATCACATTAATGGTGTTACTACGAGGGGAAAAATTGTTATGACTCCACATGGTTTTATTAATGATAACGATAAAGAACTAAAACAATACAAGTCAGATAATACAGCTGAATGGGCTAAAGTGCTTGGTGGTGGTGATTTTGATATCATTGAAGAAAATTTTGTTGAAAACATTTCACATTTCGAAAAAGAACCAGAATAAATTATGAAGCAAAAAGAATTATTTAAGTTGCTGGATGAAGTCCAGGAGCAAGGGGAGGAAACTGTACAAAATAGACATGATAAAGTATTACTAATAGATGGTTTAAATCTGTTTTTTAGAAACTTTGCTATGATGAATATGGTAAATCCTGATGGGATTCACATTGGAGGGTTAGGTGGATTCTTTCGTTCTTTAGGTGCAATGATCAGACAAACTAACCCTACTTCTGTTTATGTAGTATTCGATGGTGCAGGTTCAACGGCTAGCCGTAAAAACTTGCACTCCGAGTACAAACAAGATAGAGATATTAGGCGAATTACTAATTGGGATGCATTTGATAATTTAGAAGAAGAACATGATTCAAAAGTAGATCAAATAGTTAGAATTATTCAATATCTAAAAATGTTACCTGTTAAAACAACAGTCATTGATAAAGTCGAGGCAGATGATATTATCGCGGTATTAGCTGAAAAATTAGTAGAAAAGCATAATTCAACGTGTTTTATTGTTTCAAGCGACAAAGATTTTGTACAGTTAGTAACTGATAAAATTATACTTTATAGACCGATGGAAAAAGAATATTATACTCCTAAGGTAGTTAAAGAAAAATTTGGCGTACTATCTGAAAATTTTATTCTATACAAAACATTATTAGGTGATAGTTCAGACAAAATTCCAGGTGTTAAAGGGTTAGGTGTAAAGGGAATATTTAAAAAGTTTCCTGAATTACAAACCGAATCACTTACACTAAATGACATTTTTGACATATCTGCTAGGAAATTTAAAGATCACGTTGTATATTCACGCATAGTTCAAGATCAAAATAGATTAGAAACTAACTATAAAATTATGGATCTAAGTAAACCAATGATTGATGATAGAGAAAAGGATTATTTAGATGATTTAATAGCAGAAGACATACCTGAATTTAATCCTGATATGTTTGTTTCGTTTTACAACGAAGATAAATTAGGAGGGATGATTAGGAATTTAGAGACATGGTTAAAAGATATATTTTTACATTTTAAAGGTTATAAAAATTGACATTACAAACACTAAATCAGTACGGACACGATTTTCAAATAAAAGCTCTTTCATCGTTATTAACACATAAAGATTTTTTAGTTAATATACATGATATTATCAGTGAAGAGTTTTTTGAAAATAGCGCACATAAATGGGCTATTAAACAGATCCTAAAATATTATGATAAATATCATACTACTCCTACATTAGAAATTTTAAAAGTTGAATTACAAAAAGTTGATAATGATGTTTTACAATTATCAATTAAGGAGCAACTAAAGCTAGCCTATGTAGCATCAGATGAAGATTTAAAGTATGTACAAGAAGAATTTACTAATTTCTGTAGAAATCAACAATTAAAAAAAGCATTAATGTCCTCAGTTGATTTATTGAAAGCAGGTGATTTTGAAGGAATTAGATTTTTAGTTGAAGGGGCATTAAAAGCAGGACAAGATAAAAATGTAGGACATGAATATATTAAAGACATTGAAGAAAGATATAGAGAAAATTCAAGGACAATTGTACCAACGCCATGGGCAAAAATTAATGATATTTTACAAGGCGGATTGGGAAATGGAGATTTTGGCCTCATATTTGGTAGCCCAGGAGGTGGTAAATCTTGGTCTTTAGTTGCATTAGGAGGATATGCTATTAGGTTAGGGTATAATGTTTTGCATTATACTTTAGAATTAGGTGAAGCTTATGTTGGAAAACGATATGACGCTTTTTTCACAAACATACCAGTTAACCAAACTGAAGCACTTAAAGTAAAAGCAGAAGAAATCATTCCTCAATTGCCAGGTAGGTTAATAATTAAAGAATACCCCACAGGTCGTGCGACTATGTCAACAATTGAATCACACCTTAAAAAAGTAGAAGGAATGGGTGTAAAGGCAGATTTAATAATAATTGATTATGTTGATTTACTTTCATCAAAACGCAAAAATAGAGAGCGTAAGGACGAAATTGATGATATTTATACAAGCACAAAAGGCCTTGCGAGAGAATTAGACATACCTATTTGGTCAGTCTCTCAAGTAAATAGGGCAGGTGCCAATGATGAGATAATCGAAGGAGACAAAGCAGCTGGTTCTTATGATAAGCTGATGATTTCTGATTTCGCGATGTCTTTATCAAGGAAGAAAGAAGACAAAGTTAACAACACAGGTAGATTTCATATTATGAAAAATAGATATGGTATAGATGGTCTTACATTTGCAGTTAAAGCAGATACTTCTACAGGACATTTTGAAGTACATAATTATAATACAGACTTAAGTGAAGAAGAACATTTATCTCAATCACCAAAGACAAATAAGTTTGATACTGATGTTGATAAATTTGACAGAGCAAAACTAAAAAAGGCTTACGACCCAGGTTTTTTCGAACTAAAAAAATAACTTAATAAAACAATTTAAAAATGGCAAAAACATCATTATTGCAGGAACGTATCGTTTATAAACCCTTTGAATATCCAGAAGCACATGATTATTGGATGAAACAACAACAAGCACATTGGTTACATACAGAAGTACCAATGATGAGTGATGTTAATGACTGGAAACAAAATCTTACTGATACAGAAAAAACTATTATTGGTTCGATTTTAAAGGGATTTGCTCAAACAGAAACTGTAGTAAATGATTATTGGTCATCATTAGTAACAAAATGGTTTAGAAAACCTGAAGTAATTAAAATGGCTGTTACATTTGGTGCCTTTGAAACTATACATGCTGAAGCATATAGTTTATTAAATGAAGAATTAGGTTTAGATGATTTTAGTGAGTTTTTAGAAGATGAAGCTACAATGGCTAAAATTGAAGCATTAACTGAAGTTAGAGATTCACATGATGGTACTCCTAATTGGCATGAAAGAGCTAAATCATTAGCTATATTTTCTGCATTTACAGAGGGTGTTAATTTATTTTCATCATTTGCAGTTTTATTATCATTTAAATTAGATAATAAACTAAAAGGAGTAGGTCAAATAGTAGAATGGAGTATTAGAGATGAATCATTACACTCAGATGCTGGTTGTTGGTTATTTAGAACCTTATTACAAGAACATCCTGAATTTGATACTCCAGAATTAAAAGCTGATATTGAAGAAGCAGCTAAATTATCTTTAAAATTAGAATTAGATTTTATTGATACTGTTTATGAAATGGGAGACTTACCAGGTTGTCCTAAATATGATTTAATATCTTTTATTAAACATAGAGTAAATACAAAAATGAGTGATCTAGGATATGGAGCAATAGTTAATGGCATAGATCAAGAAGCAGTACAAAGAATGAGTTGGTTTGATAACTTATCAGGTGGAAAACAACATACAGATTTCTTTGCAAATAGAGTAACTAATTATAGCAAAGGCGTTCAAAATTGGGATGCCGCATCAATATTTTAACAATTAAAAACAATAAAAATGAAAAATTATTTAATTATTTTATTATCTCTTATTTTTATAGGATGTAATAATTCGGAAGTTTCAGTACAAGAATTTACCCCTACTTTTAATCTTGACGCAAATCAAGGATGTGATCAAGGTGCTCCTGTAATTGGAGAAGATAAGGTATTTTTTAACCCAGGTAGAGTTCGTTCTGCTCAAGGGTATAAAAATATTTCTAAAATCTCAGCAACAGTAGATATTTCAAAATTAGCAGGTCAAAAGTTTGTTAATGCAACTTTTTATTTAGTTATGAATGAAACAGAATATTGTGATTCTGGTGATGGTTGTACAAACTGTTGTGATGAAATAGATTTTTTAGAAACTAATGGAAATGTAGCTACTCAGGCAACAATACACATAAATAAAATTCAAAACTATCAATGGGCATTTTTAGGAGGAGATACTTCTTGTTTTACTGGAACAACTGGTACTGGTATTGTAGATGCAAGTAAAATAGATCCTTCATTACCATTTAATATTGTAACTGAATTTAATGATGATTATACTAATATGACAACTACTTATGTTCAAGGAGATAATAGTGTAGTAGTATATGATTTTAAAAATAATGAAGCAGGTCCAGGAAGTGGATTAACTAGCTTAGATGGTTTAAAAGAAAACATGGAAAAAGGATATAAAGTTGTTGCTTCATTATGGCAAGGATTTTCACCTAATCCTGATAATTTATATAATTATAGTGACCCTAATTGTAGTGGTTGGTCTGATTTATGTAAAGGTGGATCAGAATATACTATCTCAAATGTAAGAGTAACAGCAGAAAGTAATAAATAAATGGATAATAATTTAATAGCAGATTATAGTAATTGGACACCAGGAAAAGAATATCCTGAATGGATGGATGAAATTTCTTTAGCAACAATATCTAAAGGATATTTACTCCCAGGTGAAACAGTAAAACATGCCTATAAAAGAGTAGCAAATGCCTCAGCTAATAGACTTAAAAAACCAGAATTAGCAAATAAATTCTTTAAATATATTTGGAATGGTTGGATTGGATTAGCATCACCTGTTATATCAAATATGGGAACTGATAGAGGTTTACCAATATCATGTTTTGGTATTGATACGCCTGATTCAATACGTGGAATCGGTTTAACTAACGCAGAACTAATGAAGTTGACAGCATCCGGCGGGGGTGTAGGTATTTCGTTATCTCGTATTAGACAACGTGGAGAATATATTTCAGGTAATGGTAAAAGTGAAGGTGTAGTACCTTGGGCTAAAATATATGATTCATCAATTATAGCAACAAATCAGGGTAATGTTCGTAGAGGGGCAGCATCAGTTAATTTAGATATTGAACACGGTGATATAGATGAATTTTTAGAAATTAGAAGACCTAAAGGTGATCCTAACAGACAATGTTTAAATTTACATCAATGCGTTGTTGTAGGTGATTCATTTATGAGAAAATTAGAAGCTAGAGACCCAGAATCAATGAATAGATGGGCTAAAGTTCTTAAATCAAGAATGGAAACAGGAGAACCTTATGTCATGTATAAAGATAATGTTAATAAAAATAATCCTATAGCTTATAGAATGCATAACTTAGATGTTTCTATGACTAATATTTGTTCTGAAATCACTTTATTTACAGATGAAGAACATTCATTTATTTGTTGTTTATCATCTCTTAATTTAGCTAAATGGGAAGAATTTAAAGACACAGATTGTATCCAAACTGCAATTTGGTTTTTAGATGGTGTAATGCAAGAATTTATTGATAAATCTAATGGTAAAGAATCATTAAAAAGAACTCATAAACATGCTGCTAAAGGTAGAGCATTAGGATTAGGTGTAATGGGTTGGCATACATTTTTACAACAAAAAGGATTACCATTTAACTCAGTAGCTTCTACAGTTCATACTAGAAATATATTTAATAAAATTAGAAGCGAAGCAGAAAGTGCTTCAATGGATTTAGCTGCTGAATATGGAGAACCTTTATGGTGTAGAGGAACTGGTATGAGAAATACTCATTTACTAGCAGTCGCACCTACAGTATCTAACTCAGTTATTTGTGGTGGTATTTCTGCTGGTATTGAACCTTTACCTGCTAATGTTTATACTTTTAATGGTGCTAAAGGTACTTTTATTAGAAAAAATAAATCATTAGAGTCTTTACTTGAGTCTAAGGGTGAAAATAAAGAAAAATGGTGGAAACAAATGCTCCAAGAAGGAGGATCAGTATTAGGTTTACCAGATAATATACTATCTGCAGAAGAAAAAGAAGTATTCTTAACCTTTTCAGAAGTAAATCAATTAGAATTAGTAAAACAAGCAGCTGAAAGGCAAAAATATATAGATCAAACACAATCTTTAAACTTATCATTTGACCCTAATGATTCCCCTAAATGGATTAATCAGGTTCATATGGAAGCTTGGAAATTAGGTGTAAAAACTCTATATTATCTACGAACGGATTCAGTAATTAAAGGGGATTTAGGATCTAGAATGGCAGATTGCATTAGCTGTGATGGATAAATAATATGAAAACCAGAATACTTTGCTTTTTAATTTTAATTAGTGGATTCATAAATGCACAGACTACTGTAAACTTAAGATCACTTAAGACTCACTATGGTGCTGGTACTTCAGGGACTGGATATTCAGGTAATGCTAATTCTCATATAGAGTTTGACAACATGGTTAATCTTAGTTCTAATGGTACTACACTTTATTTAGATACAACTGTTGATATATTAAGTTATCAAGGACCAAGAGGCGGTAATCATACCCCACAACAATTATGGAACCCACCAAGGTGGGATGCAGTTGGAGAAAGATATGCAATTATCTATCACGGTTGGGTAAAACCTAATAAAACAGGCCTATATTCATTTAGAACATATACTGATGACTCACATGAGTTTATGATTAAAGGTATTGGTAAAACTGATGATATAGTTACTAAACATTATGGTTGGAATGTATGGGCTTATGGTACAGCAACTCTAGATAAAGATACATGGTATGAGTTTGAATATAGAATTCAAAATTATGGTGGTGTAGGTGCTGCTAATTTTCAATATAAAATACCAAATGGTAGTAGCTATAATCAACTAGGCGGTTCAAATGGTTCTTCACATCCATTTGGAGAGTGGTCTGCTACTGATCCTAATTTTGAACCTATAACTCATACTGGATATGTTTACGGAGCAGAAGAAGAAGCCTTATCTGGGGTTACAGTACAACTAAAAACTCAAAATAAAAACCAAGTAGGCTTTTCATATACAACGCAAGCTACTACAACTACAAATTCAAATGGATATTATTCATTTAATACTACTTTAGATTATAATAGCTATGATTACACAATTGATATAGTACAACCTGCATTATCAATACCTACTTTAAATGATATCAGTTACTTTACTAGTAAATTAATTAGTGGGGTTTATAATTCTAAAGATTATTGGAGAATGGATGTTAATAATGACGGGAAATTTAGTGTTGCAGATTTATATTCTATGTTAGCTTATATGAATGGTATATTTACACAGTATTCTAATACTACTCCTTCTACAAAAGTTTTCCATTACCAACAAGCTCCATATTTTTGGGATCCTCTAGACACAGATACTGATGACAAATCTGAAAATTTTGGATATGGAAGTTATAGTCTATTTGATCGAAGTAATGGTGATTCTACTATATTTTATTTAATAAGAGCGGGACATAAGAATTAGTCTATATATTTATAACAATATAAATTTACTAGACCAATGAAAAAATTACTCTTAACGTTAGCGGGGTTAATGCTAACAACCATGATTTATGCCCAAACCACATCACCTGATGCTACTAAGCCTTATGTGATTCTTGATTCAAGTTATGCTTTAGAATCTACCAATTCATCAAATCCAACTGTAATTGATCTTTATTATGACAATACTTCAGGTACTAAAGTAAAAGGTATTCAATTTTCTTTTAATTATGATGTAAATGTATTTGATCCTCCAACTGTAACTTACAACAATACCTCAGGTACTGATGCTTATTTATCTACAAGTATAGCAAGTGGTGTAGTAAAAGTTGTATGGGTTTATACTGGTAGTACTACTACTTTTGATATTACTGCAGGTAATATGTTTGATGTCTCATTACCATTTAAATCTAGTTATACTAATGGTGCAGTTGCTGACATTGATTTTACTAACAACTTAACTGCTTATTATGCAAAAGCTGATGGTACTGATGCTGTCTTAGGCACTTCCGATAATGGTGGTAACTTTACAGAACCAGCATTTGATTATGCAGCAACTATTCTAAATAATCCTTCTAATCCAGCTGAATCTATCCCTGTAATTTTACAAAAATCTGCAGATGGTAGTTCTTGGACAGATGTAGCTACAGTAACAACTGGAGCAGATGGAAAAGCAACATTCTCAGCAAATCTAGATCAAGATTACTGGCAGATTAGACTTAAGATTGCAAGTGGCTTAAATGCAAGTACAGCTTTATCAACAGCTGATGCTAATATGATTGCTCAAATAGCAGCAGGAGCACAAGCAACATCAGGTATACAATTTTATACTGGTAATATAAACCAAACAAATGGAATTACAGTAGCAGATTCTTATTTATTATTTGCTAGATTAGCACAAAACGGCACAGGTTATCCTATAAACCCAGATGTGTTATTCTTTACTGAAGCTCAATATAATACTATTAATAATGCAACTTCAGATCAGTCTAGTTCAATACCAGGTCTAGTAGAATTCTTATCACCAAATATAAATGGAACTACAACTGGTAATTTCTATATGTTAATATTAGGTGATGTTAATGGAACAGGATTAAATTAATAAATGAGATTATTATTAATATTATTACTAACAATAACAACAGTAGCTCATTCTCAGGTCGTATTTAACGTACCTGAGATTGAGGTTCCTGTTAGTGAATATATTAATTTACCTGTAGAAATTGAAACATCAGGAGAAACAGTTGGAAGTTTAGAATTTGCTTTAAATTTTGATTCTCAATACTTAAAATTTGAGGAAATTACTGTAACAGCTAAAGCACAAGAATGGCTAACATATACACAGGATTGGGAAGGTGAAAAAGTAAGGTGGGGAGGTTATGATGCCTCTTTTGGTAACTTTACTATAAGTAATACAACTGAATTATTTACAGTAAGATTTAAGGTTATTGATCAAAATTGGACTGAAATACCAATTACTATAGGAAGAAAAACAGCAGGTACAGATTTAGGGTGGGATATTGATGTTGATAACACAGATGGATATGTTAATAAAATGTCACTTCCATTCAATACACAACCAGCAGATGGCATTTATGGTATAGTATACCCAGTTCCAGTATCAGGTCCATTAACATTTGAATTAACAGTACCTGATAATGATTTTTATACAATTAGAGTAATTACGTATAACGGAACATTAATGAAATCAACTACAAAGAGATTTTTTAGTGGTTACGTTTCATTCCAAATGGATCTATCAGATTTAGCATCTGCAATTTATTTGCTACAAGTAACTAATGGTAGATTTGTTAAAACATTTAAAATAATTAAAAAATGAGTGAAAATAAAGGATTTTTTTCGGAAATTAAAAACCAAATAGTAACAGGTATAGGATTAGTTATAACAGCAGCTTTTGCATTATTAATAGCTAATATGCAATCAATTTTTTCCCCTAAGGAAGAAGTTGCAGAACCACCTATAATGGAACAAAGAATTAACCCACCATCAACTTCTAAAGATACTATTGTAATTTCTAAAACAATAGTTATACCTCCTAAAAAAGAAGAAAAAAAAGAAGAAATAACATGGTAAGAATATTTTTAATCATATCGTTACTCTTAAGTTTTACAGTTAATGCTCAATTAGGTAAAACTGAAACAGAAAATTATAAAGGTAAATTTGAACAAGATGCTGACATAGATGAAGTATCTGATTATATGTTAGATTATCAATTACCAATTCAAGTCTTAAATATTGGCTTTACACCAGAATTATATGAATTTTACCCTGAATTAAGAGAAAATAGAGTAGGATTAGGTGTTAGTAATATTACTTTATCTTATTTAGAATGGACTGATAGATTTTTATTTACCGAAGATAAAGAAGAAATTAAACAAAGAATGGTTAAGCAACATCAAGCCGCAGCTAAAGGTATATCAGCAAATGATATTCAAGTTATAGGTAATGTTGTCTTAGCAGAATATTTTGTATATGTAGAAATCTATGATTATTCTATCTCTGAGGAAGAAGAAGTTACAGTTAATGGAGTTAAAACTGTATTAAAAACCATTATTGGTATGCAAGTAAGATTTGTTAATGCTGAGACTGGAACTATTTTTACAGGCAGTGGTAGTGGTGAAGCTGTTACAATTAAACGATCTCAAATTGGAGAGGATAATGAAGTTCAATTTAATAAATCCACAATAGGAATTGCTACTAAAAAAGCTTTAGAATCTGGAACTGCCCGTATCGTAAAAAGGATGATAAAACGTGGAATATTTAAAGAATAAAATATTATTAATTTTATTTCTCTTACCACTGGTAAGTTATGGCCAATGGTCTTATACGTTTACAGATCCTTGTACTTTAACTCAACAAACAATTCAAATAGGTGGTAGTAATAATGTTGCATTAAATTATTTTGGTAATGTTCAAACATTTACTCAAGATGACTTTTCTAATGGTACTTTTGATTCTTGGTTAGACTTAGTTACTCAAGCTAATTCTTCAAGTCCATGTCAAAGTGTAACTCAAGTATTATTAAACACAGCTAACTCAGCAGCAGTACAAAATACAATTACAGTTGTTACAAATATAATGTCTATATTAGGAGGAGATATGTTACCTCAAGCAGCATCATCTACAGCAGCTCCAGTAGCAGAAGCAATAGATAATTCTGCAGGTGAGGGTGATGAGGAAAATGAAGAAGAAGAAGCTGAAGGGGCTATTGCTACTTCACTAGCTAATTCTCTTTCAAATGCAGCTGATGGTGGAAGTGCAGAAGCTAATAAAAATGCTGGTTCATTGATAGCATCAGGTGATATTGTAGTTATTGATAATCAAGATAATTCAAATGGTAGACAAGTAAAAGTAGTTAGTTCAATTACACACGCCAATACAGAACAAACTAGAATTAAAGGAGCTTTACTTACATATACATCTGTTACTAATGATTTTAGTTTAACACTTTATAAATCATGGATTAACCCAAACAGAACATTTAATTTAGTAGGTGCAAATACTACAATGACAGATTGGAATTTAAATCATTTAAATACAACTACTGTTTTAGAATCCTTTAAATTTTATAAAAAGAAATTTACAGGTATGGCTGGTATTAATCTTACAATAGGTAAATTAGGTAAACGAGAACTACAAAATATATCATCAGTAGCTGGGATACATAGAAATTTTAAAATTAATGAAAAAATTACAACATCAGCTTTACTATTAGGTGTTTATTCTCCATTTACTCAATATTATGAAGGTAAATGGTGGGATCCAGGTATGTTAATAGTACCTTTTAGTTCATGGGATATAAAAATAACAAAAACATTTAAATATAATATCAGTTTTACTGGAGTTTGGCATTCACAAGGAAATGCATTAAACTTCCAGGTATTAACTGGTGGTAAAATAAGATTTTAATATGAAAAAAATAATTATACTATTAATGTGCTTACCTGTATTTGCATTATCACAAGAATGTTATACGGTAACTAAAGTAAGTACACAGGTTCAAATGGAAGAAATTAGTAAAAACCGTATAATATTTGGTATAAAACAAATAATGGAAGATGTAATTTCAGATAAATATGAACTATGTATGGATGGAAAACCTATAACAGTAATAGTAAAATCCATTGAAGCACCAACAACAAGTATTGAATTTGGAGTTTGGAGTAAAGCTGCAAAAAAGACAATTGTTAAACTATCAGTTTATATAGATGGCAAAGAAATTGAAGTAATTGGTAAAGCTAAATCTACAGTTGAATCAACTTTTATTGATTTAAATAATGATAAATTACCATTTAATAAAACAACATTTTCTTCTGCGGTAAAAAAGGCAATTGATCGAATAAAATTTTAGATTTCTTCGAATATAATTAAATTTTCATATATTTATTGACAAACATAAAACGATAATAATATGAGGATATTAGTATTAATTGTTTCGTTTATCTTATTTTCACCAACTGTTTTACAAGCCCAAATTTTTAAAGATATCTATAAAGATTTCTTAAAATATGGTACTGTATATGCCGCTGGTGATATTTCAAATTCAATTGAGGCTGCAGAGCCTACTTATTTTTTAAGAACAAACCAAGATGGAAGTTTATATTCAATTCCTGACGTAGTTGATAACACTCCAAAATACCCTTTTGACTACAGATACGGATTTGGTATAAGAAAACTAGCCAGATTTGACTATGAAAGAAAACCAAAAAATTTCTATGATGGTACAGAAGAACAATTAGTATTTTCTGCCCCAACATCAGCAGTACAAGGATTAGAATATCAATTCCATTATGAAAAAGAAAGATGGAGAGGAGAAGATTTTACCAACTATAATTATTTTCTAAAACATACAGGCAAATATCATATTGTAAAATTACAAGCTAGAGAAGTAGGTAAAATTAATCTTAAATACAATTCAGCTGAAGTAAGAGGTAGATTACCAATAGGAAAAAAGTTTAGTTTTTCAGCTGGAGCTATATTAAGAGGACATGAAAGAGCTTATGGTTATAATCCTGTAGAAATTTGGTTAAATGAAATGACAGTTGATGAATTCGGAAATCAATATCCAACTAACCAATGGTATGAATTAGGTAGAGAATATGGTTTTAGTGATATATTCTATACTCGTACAGACAATAATGGTAATCAAATTCAAGATTGGTATTGGATTGATGCAGACGGAAATGAAGTTGCTCAAACAGATTTAGAATTTAGAGAAATTATAATGCCTGGGTTAATGAATCGCTTTAATGGTGAAGCTTGGGATTTATTAGATCCTTGGTTAGATTTAGCTCCAATAGTAGGTGTAGATTTTTACCATTATAAAAGAGATTTTTGGTTACATGCATACGCAAATTATATTTTACCATACCACAGATATATTAGAGGAGAAGAAGATTTTAGCTACATGCATAGAAATAGCTGGGGATTAGGTGGTCATAATAATAATTTAAAAGGTGAACAGTGGCACGATTATTCTTTTGGTGTTAATTTAGGAACTAAAATAGGAAAAAATTTAGGAATTTTTATAGAAGGTGAATATTCTAAAATGTGGGATAGCAAATTATATCAAACAACCTTCGGATTAAATTATACTTTTAAATAATGGCAAAGCAAATAGGAGAAGATACTAAAATAACTTTAGATTTAAAAACTATTGGAATGATAGTAGCATTTACTGTTTCTCTAGCAGGTATGTATTTTACATTAAAGGCAGATATAGCATATGCTGCAACACAACCAGAACCAGTTATTGAAAGGGTTGAATATGACTTAAAGGATGAGTTAATTCGCCAAACAATAATGGACACTCAAGAAGACGTTGAAATGCTTTTAGAAAAATTTGATAAGCTAGAAGAACGTATGTACGAGATGTCTAAACAAAGATAACGTATGAAAAATTTACTAATATTGTTTTCATTGATGCCTTTAATTCTTTTAGGACAACAAGACGTTCCAGAAAAATATTGGTTAGATGATTCAAACTATGAAGAAGTTGTAAATGGTAATTCTGCCTTTGGAGATGATGATAATAAAGTAATAGTAGTTGAATATTGGGCTAAATTTAATGAAATAAATTGTTACCCTAATTGGAAAGATTTAGCAGATAGACCAGGCGTAGATTATTATAGAGTAGATATAGCTAAAGCTCCAGAAGCAAAGAAAAAATATAGAATTAGAATGGCCCCAACTATGTTTATAATAACTCGAGATAATTTAATTAAATTTAAAGCAGGATTAGATCTAGAATTTCCTGTAAGCGTAGAAGAAGTAAATGAAGCTATCGAAGAAGCGCAAAATTCCAACAGATTTTAATATTTATAATCACAACTAATAAGGTTCCATTAATAGTTTTGCTAATTTTTAAAAACTAGAAATATGGCATTTAAAGATTTGTTTAAAGACAACAACGACATTAATGAAAAATCAGTAGTAGGATTCTCATCCTTTATTGTAATGATTATCTTTGCATTAGTAGATATTATAACAGGTATCTATGGTAAAGAAATAGTAATACAAGATTACATTTATAATTCTTTCGTAATCATAACCCTCGGTTCATTCGGAATCGCTGAGGTAGGCAAAATCTTCGGTAAGAAAAACAACGAAGAAGTAAACTAGTTGCTAGTTACATTTGTTTAACTTAAAACCCAATTTTATGGAAATTCTAAACAAGGTCGGCTCTTGGGCTGACAAACTGACCCACATAGGTGTGTCTTTAATCGCTTTAGGAGTAGTACTCGAAGTACTATTCAGTGGAGCAGGAATCCCTTTTTGGCCTAATATATCTGTGGTAGATAATATCATGGCTATTTTAGGAGGACTTAACGCAGAAGGACTACTAGGTTTAGTAGGAGCTTTTGTATTGTATCACATAGTTAAAAAATAAGGAGGTGTTCAATATTTATTCCCGTACTGCAAGGTACGGGAATTTTTATATTATGAAAAAATTATTAAAAAAAATAGAGAAATGGATTTTGGATGTATTATACGATTTATATCCCAATTTAACAAAACACATGAAAAAATGAAATTAGAAGTATTAAGAATAAGTTCACAAAAAGATAGCACTAATGGATTACTGTTTGATGTAACAACAGATAGAAAATTCTTGTGTTATACTTTAGAAGATGAATACAGAGAAAATAAAGTAAAGGGTGAAACCAGAATCCCTGAAGGAACATATAAAATTACATTAAGAAAAGTAGGTGGATTTCATGGTAGATACGCTAACAAATATGGTTCATTCCATAAAGGAATGCTTTGGGTAAGAGATGTACCAGGATTTGAATATATTTTAATCCATACAGGTAATACTGATGAACACACTATGGGGTGTTTATTAGTAGGAGACACTCAACAACAAAACATATCAAAATCAGAAAGTGGATTTATAGGTGCCTCAAATGATGCTTATAAAAGAATCTACCCACCAATAGCAGAAGCATTAGAGCGTGGAGACGAAGTAGAAATTTCGTATATTGATTACGACACGGTATAAAAAACAAAACTATGTTACAAAATATTAAAAAAGGAATGTTTCCGTTTCTTATAGCATTTTCTGCTTTATCAGTAAGTGCATCGGCAGCCTTCTATTCAGTTTATGGACTAAGTAAATTATTTGCGGGAGCACAATTTCAAGTTATTATTATGGCGGGTTCATTAGAATTTGCTAAATTAGTTACGGCTTCATTATTGTACCAATATTGGGACACAATTAATAAAACTTTAAGGACTTATTTATCTATAGCAACAGTTGTATTAGTATTAATTACTAGTATGGGTATTTATGGTTTCTTAAGTGCAGCTTATCAAGATACTTATAGTAAATTAAGTATAGCAGAAAATGAAGTTAAATTTTTAGAAAATAAAAGAGATTTTTATTCCGAAGATGTAGCTAGATTTGATAAAGAACTTGCTCAAATATCAAATAATATATCCATTTTATCAAATGCTAAGGCAAGCTCTATTCAAGTTAGGGATACTGCATCATCTACTGGGTTTAGACAAACTATATCTACAGCAGAATTAAGATTATCACAAAAACGTATTGAAGTTGAAGAAGAAAATCGTAAAGATGTATATGAAAAACGAACCATTGCAGCAGATTCGCTTCAAAAATACCAGTTAAATATACTGGAACTACAAAGTAACAATGAAATCGCTGCTGAGCTAGGGCCACTGCAGTATTTATCGGGTTTAACCGGTATACCTATGGATAAAATCATAAATGTATTGCTACTTATTATAATTTTTGTATTTGACCCGCTAGCTATTTCATTAGTTGTAGCAGCTAACTTTGCTTTTGATAAAGCATATCCTAGACGAAAAACAAGAGATAATTTATATGGAGAAAAAGTAGAAGATAAACCTTTAAGTGTAGCAGAAGAAACACTTTTACATGATGTTCCTGCCTATACTGAAGAGGATGAAAAAAGAATGGACATCATAGGCCAGAATGGAAATGATGGAGAACATTATTTCGTTGATAGACTTGAAAAGAAAAAAGAGATATTAAAAGAATTACTTACAGATAAAGGTGGTTGGAATGGCAATATAGATAATGTAGAGGACAGAATAGAAAAAGCATTAAAAGAAATAGAAGAAGACGATACTACGAAGACTTATTAGAGTAATGCACAGGAAGCTTGGTTACCGCATAGAGGGGTCGTATATTTATAGCATAAATTATTAAAACAATAAAAGTTATGAAAAAAATGTTATTATTAAGTATTGTTATTTTAAGTTCATGTAGCGATGAATCATTTGAAATTTCAGACCCCGTAAATGAATCTAAGCTTCCAAGTAACCCAACAGTATGGATGCCTTTTAATTCAAATTTCCAAGATGAATCTCCTAATTATTTTCCAACTTCTACTTATGAAGTCCAATTAACATCAGATCAGTATGGTAATCCAACCCAAGCTGCTAAATTTGATACTAATGATACTGAGTCAGAAGGAGGAAGAGATGATCTAATTACGATACCCCATAATGAGTTATTAAATAGTGAAAATATTACTTTAAGTGCTTGGGTAAATCCTATTAAAAGACAAATAAATAGAATAGAATATTATACTATTGCCTCTAGATGGGATGGTGATGGAATGAATATATTTAGGTTCCAAATTAATGGTGATGGTAAACTAGTATTTGTTTTTGGAGACGGACAAAGTCCATCCCCATTATTAGGGATGGTTGAATCTTCTATAAATGTTGAATTTAATGAGTGGACTCATGTAACATTTACCCTAGAAGGAAGTAATTATAAATTTTATATAAATTCTGAATTAGTTACTAGTGGTACAACTGGTATGGTTTTACCTCAAACTGTTAGTGGTTTAGCTATTGGAGAAACATTATCAAGTAATGGTTATTGGTATTTCTTTAATGGTAAAATGGATGATTTTGGTATGTGGACAAGACCGTTAAACCAAACAGAAATATTTGATTTATTTCAACTGTAATTAATATAACATTTGGCTCCCCGAAAGGGGAGTCGTATATTTATGTATAATTAAAAAATAAAGGTCATGAATAATACAATTCAAAAATCATTATTTATCGGGATTATAGTATTAGCAATATTACTTGTTCCTGTAATTATTAAAGCAGCATTTTGGGTATTATTGCAAATGATGTATTACCCCGCACAAAGTTTAATCATTCTAATAATAGTTATATGTTTAATGTTCCTATTGGAAAGAAAAAAATAGAAAAGCACCTAAAGCAAAATTACCAGCAAATAAACTATAATAAGTTTAGATGGTGGAGGTGGTATCAAGATAAAAATACACCACTTCCAACCAAAGCTGATTTTAGGGATAAAATATTCAATGGTGACTATGACCCATCATGTTACCAATGGCAAGCATGGTTATGTGAGCATATGATGAATGAAATTTATGAAGAGTGTGTACCTGATTTACAAAAATTCCTAGAAAAAACTAAATTATTAAGTGCAAGAAGAAAAAGGTTATGGGAAGATTATGAAAAAGATGAAAACGGTAAGTTAGAAGCTTTATTTAGTGAATTTTCAAAGAATTTCAATATAACAAAATCCCAAGCAAAAGAAGAAGCTGAAAAATGTAGTGGAGAAATAATAGATCTTTATTATATTATAGAAGAAAAATATAGAAAACAAATTCGAGTTTCTCGTAGAGGACGACCTAAAAAATTAAGTATATGAAAGTAAGCCATGAAGTACCTAGATGTTTATTAACAGCATCAACTGAATTTAACGATTATGATTATTGTTTACCCCACCTATTAGACCAGGATGAAGAATATTTGCAATATTTTAAAAACGCTAAAAAAGCAGGAAGGTATATTATCATGGATAATTCGCTTCACGAATTAGGGGAAGCATATGACCATAAAAGATTATTACATTGGGTTAAAGAATTAGAACCTAATGAATTTATTGTTCCTGATGTTTGGATGGAATGCCATATGACAGCAGCTCAAGCTAAATATTGGAAACAATTTGAGTATCCTGAAAATACTAAAATTATAGCTGTAATTCAAGGTAAAGATAAAAATGAAGCTTATTTATGTGCTAACCTATTAATGAATCAGGGTTATGATAAATTATGTGTTTCTTATGGTGCTACTTGGTATAACGATTTCTTTCCACACGCTAATCCAGATATGGGAAAGGCATTAGGTAGAGTACGATTTGTACAAGGATTATTAAAATTAGAACATCTTAAAGATGTTAAATACCATTTACTAGGTTGTTCTATACCTCAGGAATTTGGTTGGTATGATAACCACCCACAAATTGAATCAATAGATACTTCAAACCCAGTAATGGCAGCTTTAGAAGGTATAGAGTATAAAGATTATGGTTTAAATAATAAACCTAAAGCTAACATGAATGATCATTTTGATGTTAAATTTGAAGACATTCAATATGGAAGTATACTTTATAATACAAATAAATTTAGAAAAATAAATAATATAGAAAAAATTGAACATTATGGCTGAAATAATAAAACACGCATTAGGACTTTGTGGAGAACACTTTCATCCAAATTTATGGACTCTTCTTTTAGGAGGGGTTGGATTATCTACTATTTTTTCGTATGTTAGATTATATATAAAATGTAAAATTAAACAAGCGTTAGCCTATACGCAAAATACCTGGCAAAAATTAAATTTTAAATTATGGCAAAACACGTAGTAGTTTCGTTAAGTGGTGGAATGGATAGCAGCACCCTATTATTAAGAGCTATCAATGAATATGATACTGTAACAGGTATCTCTTTTGATTATGGTCAAAAGCATAGAGTTGAACTTGAAAGAGCTCAATCTCTAATTAATTATCTAGCAGATAATGGTCACAAAGTAAATTATAGACAAATTAAACTAGATGGATTAGTAGACTTACTAGATTCAGCTTTAGTTCAAGGTGGAGATGATGTACCAGAAGGACATTATGAGCAAGATAACATGAAAGAAACAGTTGTACCTAATAGAAATAAAATGTTTGCTTCTATTACTCAAGCTGTAGCATTATCTGTAGCAAATAGAACAGGAGAGACTTGTGATATTGCTTTAGGTATTCATGCAGGTGACCATGCTGTTTATCCTGATTGTAGACAAGAATTTAGAGATGCAGATGATGCAGCTTTTAGAATTGGTAATTGGGATGCAGATAAAGTAGGTTACTTTACACCTTATTTAGATACTGATAAATTTGGCATTTTACAAAATGGAGAAATTTTATGTGCTAGACTAAAAATTGACTTTGATGAAGTTTATAAGAGAACAAATACATCTTACAAACCTTATCCAAGTGGTAATTCAGATTACAAATCAGCTTCGTCTGTGGAAAGAATAGAAGCGTTTATTGCGTTAGGAAGACCTGACCCAGTGCAATATGAGGACGAGACAGGTCCAGTTTCTTATGAAGTGGCTAAAGCTTCAGTAGAAAAAGTTTTATTAGAATATTCAAATTAATGAAAAAATTCGATTTAATAGACAAATTTGCTATTATTGCATTATTATTTTTTGCTTTAATGTTTTGTGCAACAACTTATTCCCAAGAAAAAAGAATTGGGCTTGGTACTGATAATGAAAATATTTATGGTACTTGGCAAAGTTGGGATGGTTCAAGTGTTCTTTATATGAATTACAGTGAAGATAAAGATACATTTTACAGAATGTCTGATACTCCTGATGGTAGAGAAGTAGCAAAAGGTAATTTTACACTTGAAGAAAAATACATTTATGTTCAAAAAGAAAATGAAGAATATAGGTTGTTATTTTATCTTAAAGGTATGCAGTTAATTGTTATGAAACCTGACTCAGTAAGTGGGTATGGTGAAGCGTGGTTATTTACAAAGGTAAGTGATTACGGGTTAAGTTATTAAACTTAAATGTCTCGTGGTGTAATTGGTAACACGTCTGGTTTTGGTCCAGAAGAGTATAGGTTCGAGACCTGTCGAGACAACAAAGAATAAAAATAAAATGTTACTAAAAAATTTAATATATCATTTAGAAAATATTGTTCCTGAAGATGTACAAGATTATATCTTAGAACAACATTTAGGAAACATTAAGTATGAGTTTGCATCTACACACAAACCTCAGGCTAATATTATTAAAAATCCTATCGACATTGATTCTCTTACAATGACGGATAATTATAAAACAATTAAATTAAGGCCTGGAATTTTCCAAAGTGTTTTTTATGAAGAAGGATTGTGGGAACAAAAAGAACAAGTTTATAGTAAAATAGTATTACCACCTTTAAATGCTATTTCTAAAGTAATGAACTTTGATTATGATTTAATGAAGATTAAATCTAATTTTAATTATAGAGAAGTACCTGAAAATAGTGATATGTCTTTTATCCCTCACTGTGATTTTGAAGGATTTGGAGGTTGGACTCTTCTTTATTATATTAACGACTCAGATGGAGATACTATTATTTTTAAAAATAAAGGAATAAATTATCTAACTCTGGGTAAAGAATTAGAAATTAAAAGAACATATAAACCTAAAAAAGGAAGTATAATAATGTTTAACCAAGACTATTTACACACAGGTTGCCCACCAATAGTAAATGATTATAGATTAGTTATTAATTATAATATAATGATAACTAACCAAAAGTCTAATCCAGTACCTGAAGCAAGTAGTCAAGAATCATGTTGTGGTGAAAAAGTTTCTTGAGTTTGCACTAATATGGTATAGTCAACAAATGGCTATTCCCTTTTGGGTTATTGGTCATGTTCATTTAAATTTAAATGTTTACCACGACATACATGAAATACTAGCTAGTTTAGGATTAAATATACTAGTAGCAGTAGGGTTTATAATTGATTACAAGAAAAACGGAAAAAAATGATAAAAATAAAAGATATGGATGGAATAATTAAAGATAGAGAAAATTTAGAAAATATGCCTAATCAAAAATGGCATCAAATAGTAAGCTTTATCAAATCAGCAATTAGAATAGCAGGTTACTGTTTTTTACCATTTAGTTTGGAGATTGCAGCAATTATTCTTATATTATCGGAGATAGTAGGAATAGTAGAAGAATTAGTATAATTATAATAAAAATTAAAAATGAACAAAATAATTTATTTTACAGCTCCATGGTGTGGTCCTTGTAGAGCATTAGGACCAGTAATGGACAAATTAAGTTTAGATATTCCAATTCATAAAGTAAATATTGATGAGGATATGGAAAAAGCATCTCATTATTCTGTTAGATCAGTCCCAACTTTAGTTAAAGTGGATCAAAACAATAATGAAATAGCTAGATCAGTAGGTAACAAGTCAAGGGAAGACATATTAAATTGGTTTAATGGGTAAGTTTCAATCAAGTAAAGTATTTGACGGGTTTAGTACAGTGTTTCGTCAATGGAAAGCTCAGACAACACATTGTAGATTTGTACACGGTTATGGAATATCCTTTAAAGTATATTTTGAAGGAGGATTAGATGAAAGAAATTGGGTGTGGGATTTTGGTGGCATGAAAAGAGCAAAAACTAAAATCGATGGTAAATCACCTAAAGAATGGATGGATTATATGTTTGATCATACTATGATTATAGCAGAAGATGATCCTGAATTACAAGCATTTAAAATGATGGATAAAGCAGGAGTAGCTCAAGTAAGAGTAATACCAGCTACTGGCGCAGAGAAATTTGCTGAATATATTTATCATAAATTAAATGAATTTGTTAAAACTGAAACTGAAGGTAGAGTAAAAGTATCGAAAGTTAAGTTTGCAGAACATGGTAAAAACGCTGCTTATTACAGCGAATAAGTTATAATAGTGAATGAAAAACCACTTAAAAAAATTAACAATATGCACAAACAGCTGAAACGTATTGAGGATTACGATAAAAACCTCCCCATTGTAGAAATTTACACTGCAGTACAATCAGAAGGATCAAGAGCAGGATACCCAACAGTAGTAATTAGAACAACAGGATGCACTCACAGATGTTATTTCGGTGAAGGTGGATGGTGTGATAGTTGGTATACAAGTATTCACCCAGAAAAAGGACACTTTAATTTTAAAGACATTATTGCAATGTATGAGAAAAACCCTCATATAAAAGAAATGATGTTAACTGGGGGTTCACCTACTATGCATGCAGCATTAGTAAATGAATTAACCCATTTTGCTCATGAAAACAATATATTTATCACTATTGAAACTGAAGGATCACATTTCCTTCCTACTGATTATCCTATTAATCTCCTGTCAATTTCTCCTAAGTTTAGTAATAGCGTCCCCGTTGTTGGTACTCTTACTCCTCAAGGAAAAGTTACAGACGAAAAAATGGTAAAACAACATAATAAGTTAAGACTTAATTATGCTGCAATTAAACAATCAATAGCTTATCATTCTGACTTTCACATCAAACCAGTATGGGATGGTAAAGATCAAAAAGCATTAGCTGAAATTATGGATTGTTTAGCCCAGTTAGAAGTTAAACCTGAAAAAGTTTGGTTTATGCCTGCTGGTGATTCTAGAGAAGCTTTATTTAAATCTTATCCTGTATTATTTGATTGGGTAAGAGATAATGGTTATAGAATGACTTGGAGACCACATATCATAGCTTTTCAAGATCAACGCGAAGTATAGTGGATAAGCAAGAAGCTCTTCGTATATTAGAAGACATAAAAGAGAACGTACACGTTTGTTGTGCCATTACAATGGAACCAGATGAGGTATTAGTATTAATAGATAAATTAGAAAGTTATATAAATGAACAATAGAAAAAAAATTCACCAAGAATTAGAAGTTGTACAAGAGGGATTTGCAAATGGTGTAGCACCAGGATTTCCTCTTAGCGACGCAGACAAAAAAGAAATGATAGTAAAAGCAGCCCATAAATTTGGTTTGTTTTTAGATGAATTAAAATGTGATTGGAGACAAGATCCAAATTCAGCAGATACTCCTATGCGAGTAGCTAAAGCTTACGTAAATGATTTATGGGCTGGTAGATACACTGAGATGTCTCCTATTACATCATTCCCATCAGATGGTTATGATGGCATTGTTATTGAACGTAATATACCGTTAACTTCAATGTGTTCACATCATCACCAAACAATTGGAGGTGTTGTTCATATAGGTTATATTGTAGGACAGGAAGGTAGAGTAATTGGATTATCTAAACTAAACCGAATTGTAGAACTATTTGGTCGAAGAGGAGCAATACAAGAACAATTAACATCAGCAATTCATAATGCTGTAGATAAAATTTGTGAAAATAATAAAGGTGTAATTGTAACTATAGTTGGAACACACAATTGTGTTAGTTGTAGAGGTGTTAAACATCAAGGTGCTGCTATGGTTACAACTAAAGCATCAGGAGTATTTAAAGAAAATGATAACTTAGCTAGAAAAGAATTCTTTGATAGTTTAAAAATAAATAATGGGGGACACAACATCTAAAGTATATCTTGAATGGAATGAAATACACGAATGTGTAAATATTTTATGTTCAAAAATAATTAATGATTATCCAAATATTGACTCGGTAATGGGGTTACCTAGAGGAGGTTTAATCCCAGCAGTATTAATTTCTCATCAATTAGATATTCCTTTTGTTATTCACCCAGGTAAAAATACTATAGTAATAGATGATATTAATGACACAGGAAAAACATTAAGTAAAGCACCAGGTGCTTATTGGGCTGTATTACACCATAAACCAACTTCTAAATTTAAACCAAATTTTTATGCTAAAGAAGTAAATGATCAATGGATAGTATACCCATGGGAAAGAGAAGATTCAGAACCTATACAAGATTATTTTAAATCAGATGAATTTCTAGAATTTGCAGAAAGAGAAGATAATAATGTGGTTTGGCCAGAAGAAGATTGTAAATTACATACGATAGGAGGATTAACTAATGATAAAGAAGGATCATTTATGAAATTTGTAAATAAACAGAAAGATGAGTAAACAATTAAAGTTATTTAAAGAAGAAGAACTACCTGTATGGACTAACGAAGTTCCATTTGTTAGCGAGGTAGAAACGTTTAACAAAACATTTGGTAAACCTAATAATTATGAACCAACAATCCCATCTAAAAAAGAATGGCAATTCGTATATGACTTCGTTCAAGAAGAGCTCGAAGAGTATAGAGAAGCTTGCGAACGAGGCGACATTGTGGAAGTTTTGGACGCTTTGTGCGACATTACTTATGTTTCCCTTGGGAACGGTGCTATGTTACACGGCCTTAAGGATAAGATATGGCCTGCATATCAAGAGGTACAAGGAAGTAATATGTCGAAAGCTTGTAAAACTGAAGAAGAGGCCATACAAACCGTCAGCCAACGAAGTAAGGAACAAGGTGAGGCCTGTCATTTTGAAAAACTTGAGGAAGGACGGTACATTGTCTACAGAACCCGTGATAAAAAAGTAATGAAAAGTATTAACTACTATAGACCAGATTTGTCACAGTTTTTTACTGATGATGAATTGGATAAATTTTATGAGTCCGAAACAATTATCTAAGGAACAATGGGAAAAGATTGATAAATCATTAGAGTTTATTTATCTTAATACAGATAAGTGTTGTCAAGATTTATGTGAAGGGCAATTATGTAAATTTGAAGTAGAAGATTTAATGGAAATACTATCAACAATAAGGCCAGAATGAGTTATAAAAAATGCTATGCTACTAATTTAGGAAAAAACAAATTTAAAATACATCTTTGGGACGAAGCAGGCTATGATGAAATAGAATGGTGGAACCCAGCTTATGTTGAAGATCCAAACGGTAAATTAAAAGGCATTAATGGTGAAAAATTAAGTAAAACTTATAAATGGGATAAAACAACAACTAATATCCATTTTCATGATATGAAACCATATCAAAAGTTCCTTATCGAAAGATATGGCACTGATGATACTCCTTCTACTGGTCATAGAGAAGTATTTTTTGATATTGAGTGTGAAATCGGGGGTGCTTTGACCGAAGATTATATTGAAAGTGCCCCGATGCCTATTACTTCTATAGCTTGGTGGGATAAAACACCTGATACTTGGCATATCTTAATTCTTGATAAGAAAAACCAACTTAAACATACTAAAGCTAAAAATAAAGAAATTATACCTTGTAGAACAGAAAATGAACTATTAGGTAAATTTATTGAACATATTAGAGATATCGACCCTGATATTTTGGTTGGTTATAATTCAGATTATTTTGATATACCTTATTTATACTATAGAATGTGTAATACAATAGGTGAAGAATTTGCTAATCATTTATCTCCTATTGGTAAAGTAAATTGTAAAAAAGGTAACCAATGGTGGTATAAACGTAATCAATTTGTTGAAATTGTTGGAGTTGAATCACTTGATTATATTCGTTTGCATAAAAAATATAGTTGGAAAGATGAACCAAGTTGGAAATTAGATGCTATTGGAGAAAAATATGTTGGCATGGGTAAAGTTGAATATGAAGGAAACCTGGACCAATTATTTGAAACTGATATCCATAAATTTATTCAGTATAACTTTGTTGATGTTGAAATACTCCAAAAATTAGACGAAAAATTACAATATATTGCTTTAACTAAAAATTTATCTCATAAAGGTAAACATAATTACAGTGAAGTTTATGCTAATACAGTATCACAAGATGGTGCTATTTCAGCTTATCTATTATCTCAAGGAATTATTCCACCTAGAAGAGATGAAAACCCAATTCATAAAAAGAATTATGCTGGTGGTTATTTATTTTGTCCTAAAGCAGGATTATACAAGTATATGTTTGATGAAGATTTAACATCGCTGTATCCATCAATTATAATGAGTATAAACATAGGTAAAGAAACACTCAAGGGACGTATAATAGATGCAGATGACCGTAATAATAGATTGGCACTTAACGATTTAAAAGAACGTGACCCTGAAGAAGAATTATTAGTAGAAAATAAACATCGTAGACAAGCATATGTACCTGTAAGAAAACTAATTCAAATGATTGAAGAAAACAACTTAGCCATATCAGCTAATGGTGTATTTTTTGAAACAGAAAGAGAATCAGTATTATCTACAATCCTTAAAAAATGGTTTGAAGAACGTGTTATTTATAAGGGACGTATGAAATCAGCTTATAAAGCTGGAGACACAGAAAAAGGCGAATATAATTATTTAATGCAATATACAATGAAAATTTTGCTTAATAGTTTATATGGAGCAACAGCATTAGGTAGTTTTAGATATGGTAATGTAATACTATCAGAAGCTATTACATTATCAGGACAAAGAATTATTCAAGAAAGTGCTTTATGTGCTAACAGACATATGAATAAAGTAATTAGAGGAGAATTAAAATTAAAAGTATGACACTAAAAAAACAATCCATTCGAGGCAACGTAGAAATTTACATAGGTATAACTAAAGAAAGAATATCAAAAGAAGAAATGATCGTAATTAGTGAAGGATGGACTGAATCACAAGAGAAATTTTTTAGAAAAATGCTTAAACAAGGGGGTCATTTTAAAATAAATAATACTCCATATAGAATAGTTGTTGAACCTAAAAATGATATTGACTCATCAGGCAATAGACCAATTACAGTTCCACCAATACCAGGGGGTGGAGAAAGAACATTTTAATATGAAGATAGAAATCTCAAATGGTGAATTATTAGATAAAATTTCAATTTTAGAAATTAAAAAATTGAATATGGTTGACCCTGAAAATTTAGCTAATGTTGAAAAAGAATTTTTAATGCTTAATCCTGGTGTTGTAGATTTATTTACTAAAAATGGGAGAGAAATTAAGGCATTATTTTTGGAGTTGTCAAAAGTAAATCGTATGTTATGGGATCTGGAAAATAGAGTTAGAGATAAAAGTATTACAGATAAAGAATTTAGGAAAGCATCATTATTAATATTTGAATATAATGAAGTTAGAAACCAACTAAAAAATGATATCAATATTATTTCAGGTTCAAATTTTAAAGATATAAAAGAATATAGATGAAACATATAGAAGATACACCTTGGTGGATATGTGATAAAGATGATGAGAATTACTGTGCTTATGTTGACACAGATTCTAATTATTTTAATGCTGAACCTATATTAAGACATTTATATCCTAATTTTGAAGACTTTGATGATAAAGAAAAAGATGATAAATTAGAAAAGGTAGCATTAGCTTACCAAGATATTATAAATGAAGATTACGATAGGCTAGCCAGTGAAGCCTTTAATGTCACTGAACACAGGCTCGAAATGAAAACTGAATGTGTTATTCGTTCAGCTTACTTTAGAGCTACTAGACGTTATGCACAATGGATTACAAAACAAGAAGGAATAGAAAAAGAAATCCTAGATATAAAGGGTTTGGAGTTTATGAAAGCGAATTTTCCACCTATTTTAGGGGATTTTTTCAACGACATACTTCAACAAGTATTAAAAGGAGAACAGAAAGCTAGTGTTTTAAGCCAAATAAAAGAATTTAAAACACAAATATTAAATGGTTCAATACCATTAACTAAATTAGGCAACCCAACATCAGTAAAAAAACTAGATAAATACTCAGGTAGATCTAGAACAGGAGAAATGTTTACTGAAATACTTAAAGGTGCTCCTGCACCTGTAAGAGCAGCTATTCGTTATAATGATTTATTAAAATTATGGCAATTAGATAGAAAACATAATTTAATTACTATGGCTGATAAAGTAAAATGGATTTATTTAAAAGATAATCCATATAAAATTGATGGTTTAGCATTTTTTGATTATGATATGCCTAAAAAAATTAAAGATTTTTTAGATACCTACGCTGATAGGCAAAAAGTATTTGATTCAATCTTATTAAACAAATTAGAAGGATTCTTTAATGATTTAGAATGGAGTTTAGATTTAAACCCTCATCTAGATGCATTATCTTCCTTTGAAATATAAAATAACTTTCGTATATTGAACGATATGAGTACATTAAAAGATTATTGGAGAACATCAAAATGGCCAACAATGGAATTTACTACATCCATTTCACCTAAGGGGTGTGTTATTAATTGTGCTTATTGTCCTCAAAGAACATTAGAAAAAATATATCATGCTCATAAAGGTAAACCTAAAACCTTATCATTAGAAAATTTTATTACTATATGTGATAAAATACCCCAAGAAGTAAGAATTACAATGTCTGGTTTTACTGAACCTTGGCTAAATAAAGAATGTACTAAAATGGTAGAATATGCTCATTATAAAGGACATCCTTTATCAGCATTTACAACAGGTGTAGGTATGACTTTAGATGATGTTGAAAGATTAAAAGATATACCTTGGACTGCAGGACCTAATGGTGGTTTTACTTTACATTTACCAGATGCAGAACGAATAGCAGAACATCCTCTTACTCCAAGATTAAGAAAAGTATATGAAAGATTAAAAGAACTTGAGGGACACATTCAAACTTTTTATATTATGTCTATGGGTCCAGTACATGAATTTTGCAGTGATTTATGGCCAGAAGTTTTTGTTCCACCCTTTTACAATAGAGCAGGCAATTTAATTGGAGAAGCAACTATGAAACCAGCTTTAGAAAAAATAATGGATAGAGTAAATCATGCACCAATTAAAGGACCAAGCACTTGTAATTGTATAGAACACGTTTATCATCAAGTCTGTTTGCCTAATGGAGATCTTTCCGTATGTTGTCAGGATTATAGTTTAGAAAAAATATTAGGAAATATATTAGAAGAATCCTATGATGATTTAATGCCTCCACCTTTAACTACTTATGATATTTGTAGAAGATGTGAGAATGGAATAAGTCCAAGTGAATTAATTAAAAGTAAAAATATAGTTATATGATAAGTAAAAATGTTTTACAAAGTGTTATATCAAAGTATTATTTAAATGGATTAAATAATCAAGTAAAATGGAGAATGAAAGATAGTAATCTAACTATCTATGCAGGTGAAAAAGGCAGAGTATGTAAAGTTGAATTAAATAATTTCCCATTAGAAGATGGTGAATTAGGTGTATTTGATACTAACAAATTAAATAAGTTAGTTAATATAATGAATGGTGATTTATTGTTAAAATTAGAAAAAATGCAAACAATATTTACCAAAATGCATATCGCTGATTCTAACTTTGATTTAACATATTCACTAGCAGATCCATTAATCTTACCTAAAACAACATGGTACGAGGATCCAGAACAATATGAAATTGATTTAGAATTATCCCAAGAAGATGTTGAATATTTAATTAAAGCAAAAAGCGCATTAGCTGATGTAGATAACATGCTTATTACTACTACCTCTGATTTTGACGGTAATAATGTGTGTGAATTTATTTTTGGTGATAATACCGGATTTTCAAATAAAATTACATATCAAGCTCAAGGTACTATATTAAAAGATGATATTAATATTCCTTTTAATTCTAGTATCTTTACAGATATATTAAAAGCCAACAAAGATATGGATGGCGCAAGATTACAAGTATCAATAAAAGGAATGATGAAGTTATCATTCCAATCAGAAGAAATTAATAGTTATTATTATATAGCAAGAAATGAATAAATTATGAATATATACGACTCAGACCCAAACTCAGAATACGGACACATTAACTCCGATCAATTTAAAGTAACATCACCAGATAAAAAAATATTTGTGTGTGAAAATTTTTATGACGATCCTTATGCAGTAAGAGATTTTGCATTAGATCAATGGTATCATGATGATGAAGGTTATCTTGGTTATAGAACCAGAAAACAATTCTTCTTTGATGGTACTAAAGAAAAATTTGAATCCATTTTAGGTATGGAAATTACTGAATGGGAAGGACATACAATGAATGGTAGATTCCAATCAAATAAAGCAGGTACACCTTTAGTTTATCATTGTGATGAACAAACTTGGGCTGCTTGTATTTACATGACACCAGATGCTCCTGTAGCAACAGGTACTTCTTTCTTTAAACACAAAGCAACAGGATTAAGGGGAGGTGAAGAAACTATTTTTAATGCCTTTAATGGTAAAACATATGTAGATAGAACACCATATGAAATGGTTGATACTGTAGGAAATGTATTTAACAGATTAGTAATATGGGATGCTAAATTAATCCATTCAGCAACAGATTATTTTGGATGGGATATTAATTCATCAAGATTATTTCATATATTCTTTTTTGACGCAAAATAATGGGTAGATTCAACAAACTTATTGGAGCTTTTGGTAACATACCCCAAATACTAGAAGGTATAAAAAATAAAGTATTCAGTAAGGATGACGTTGAAGAAATAGCATCTATGAGATGGAGTATATGTGATACCTGTCAGTATGTAGATCATGTAGGAACTTATTGTGCTGTACCTGGTTCCCAACCTTGTTGTTCTGATTGTGGTTGTATCTTATCATTAAAAATAAGGTCACTATCCGCTTCATGTCCTAAAGGAAAATGGGCAGCATTTATGGATGAAGAAACTGAGGAAAAATTAAAAAATAATTTGGAATAGCGACTTTTCCTTCGTATTATATATGTATAATAGAACAAAACATTTAGCTAGGGCACTTGTTATGTTTAAATTAAATTAACCGAGAGCTTCGGCCTCACAAAATAAAATGATATGAGTACATTAGAAATCTTTGAAAGGCATATAAGTCCTTTCGACATCCTTTTTAGGAATCACTTTAACTCTGACAGCACATTTCAACCTGTTGGAAATTTCAAACAACCACATCCACTTAATATTTTCTTTGACGATAACGGACTTCATTTTGAAGTTGCCTGTACTGGTCTAACTAAAAAAGACGTAGTCTTAGATATTGAAGGGGATACTTTAAAAATAAGTTATAACAAACCAGAAGATGACTTCCCTGATGGAATGATTCATAATGGTTTATCTAAAAAATCATTTGATTTAAGGTATAAAATAGCACCTAAATTTGATTTAGGTAAAATTGATGCCACCTTAGAAAATGGTTTATTAGAAATTTTTATACCATTAGCTGAGGAAGCTAAACCAAAATCAGTTAAAATTAAGTAATAGTTTTATCAAAAAAACGTGTCCTAGCAATGTTTTTTTCGTATATTTACGTCACATTTAAGTTTAAACACTAATAAAAGTTATATGGCAAGAAAACCAAAGTCTATTACAATGATTGAGGATCCTAATTTAGAACCTTATTTCATTACAAATGATGAAAACTGTTATACAGTTAACATTAAAGTTAAATCTGACGCAAATCATTTTAGATCTACAGGTAAAAGTAAAACTTATACAAAAGCACTTACTTTTCATGCAAGTTTTAGATCTGCATTAGAAAGGGTAACTAAAGATCAGTTACACACAAAAAAGTCTTATGAATCACTAAATGATTTTTTAGATTATTATAAAACAATAGAAACAAATATTAAAAATTACATTAATGAAAAAGCTTGAAGCACTATTTGACGCGGTTATCGTTAAACCCATTGAAAACGAAGAAACACTTTATGGAAATATTATTGTCCCTGATATGGGGAAAGAGAAAAATGAGTTTGGTGAAGTAATAGCAGTTGGTACTGGTAGATTTACTATAAGTGGCAATCATATTCCTATGCAAGTAAAAGTTGGAGACTTAGTTGTATTACCAACTCAAGGTTTTACTAAATTACCATTTGATGGTGAAGAGTATTATGTTGGTCCTGAAAACCAAATATTAGCAAAAGTACAACAATCAGTAGAAGAAGTATTAGCTGAAACTGAAGTAACTGAAGAAGATAAAGAAAATTTAACTGACATTTAAAATAATATGGAAACACAAATTAAATATAGTAAAGATGCAAGAACAGGTCTTGTAAAAGGTATTAATAAATTAGCTGATGCTGTAGTATCAACATTAGGACCTAATGGTAGAAATGTTGTTATTTTTAAAGGAGTAGGAGCACCACCACAATCAACAAAAGATGGTGTTACTGTAGCAAAATCAGTTATATTAAATGACCCAAGTGAAGAACTAGGAGTTGTTTTACTTAAACAAGCAGCTGTAAAAACAGCAGATAAAGCTGGTGATGGTACTACAACATCAACACTATTAGCTAGAGAAATGGTAGTAAGTGGATTAGATGCTTTAAATAATAATGAAAATGCTGTTCAAATTAAAAGAGATATTGATAAAACAGTAGAAAAAGTTGTTAGCAATCTAAGAAACAACATATCAGAAGATATTTCTGAAGAAGGACAATTAGAACAAATTGCCACTATATCATCTAATAACGACCCAGAAACTGGAAAACTAATTTCTCAAGCAATTGAAAAAGTTGGTTTAGAAGGTGTAGTACATATTGAAGAATCTAAAACAGGAGATACATATCTTGAAACAGTAGAAGGGATGCAATTCGATAGAGGATTTAAATCACCTTACTTTGTAACAGATAATAATACAATGCAATGTGTTTTAGATAACCCTGCGGTATTAGTTATGGATCATAAATTAAATTCTGTTAAAGAATTATTACCAATTTTAGAAGCAGTATCATCTCAAGGTAAATCATTATTGATTATTGCTGAAGATATTGATAATGAAGCATTAGCAACTTTGATTGTAAATAAAATGAGAGGTACAATTAATGTGTGTGCTGTAAAAGCACCTGATTTTGGTGATAGACGTAAATTAGTTTTAGAAGATATTGCAATCACAACTGGTGGTAAAGTATTTGATAAACAAAAAGGAATGAAACTAGACAAATTCAGTTGGGATTGGTTTGGTGAAGCAAGAACAGCAACAGTAACGAAGGAACAAACAACAATAGTAGATGGAAAAGGAACAGCTGAACAAATTGAAGCACGTGTTGAAGAGCTACAATCGCAAATCGAAAAAGCCCAAACCCCGTACGAAACAGAACAACTCCAAAACAGATTGGCAAAATTCGTCGGAGGAGTAGCAATTATTCATGTAGGTGGTAACACTGAAACTGAAATGCTAGAGAAGAAAGATAGAGTTGATGATGCCTTACATGCAACAAAAGCAGCAATTGAAGAAGGTGTAGTACCAGGAGGTGGAGCAGCATTATTATATGCTTCTAATGGTATTAAAGCTGATTCTACAGGAGCTAGAATTGTACTTGGAGCTTGTTCTAAACCGTTTACTCAGATTCTAGTTAATGCTGGTTATACTGATGTTAAGGGACAAATATTAGCAGATCAATTATGTAACTCAGGTAATGATGCTTGGGCAGGATATAATATTGAAACTGAAAAGGTTGTTAATATGAAAGATGCTGGTATTATTGACCCAACAAAAGTAACAAGACTAGCACTTGAAAATGCAGCATCAGTTGCAGGAACTGTTTTATTAACTGAGTGTACAATTACTCAAGATAAAAATAGTATTGAAGAAAAAATGAGAATCTTACAAGATGCTACAACAGGAAATCTAGCAAATAATCAAGGACTTCCGGTTGGACAATTTTAAAAGGGTTCGTATATTATAGATATGAGTAAAATACAAATAAAAGAAGAAAATATCCTAATCGCTAGGCGAGTACCGCCTGGCGATAAATGGAGATTAGTTGCTAATGAACCAGATGGTCCTATACACAAAACATTAACCGATACACTTGAAGCTTATATGGTTAAAACAGGATTTAGAGGTGAATATAGATTAGCACCATTAAAAAGTGAATTGTTTGCTGTTTCAACTAAAGAAGAAGAAATAGAAGAACCAAAACCACAACGTTATTCAATATATGGAGAGTACTAACACTTTATTAAACGAAAAATACAGACCAGTTAAGTTAGATGATTATGTAGGTAATAAAAACCTTAAGTCATCAATAGCTAAACAGTTAGAACAAAATGATATTCAAAATTATTTATTCTATGGTCCAGCTGGTACAGGTAAAACAACACTTGCAAAATTAATAGTAAAAAATTTAGACTGTGATCACATTTATATTAACGCTTCTGACGAGCGTGGGATCGAAACTATTAGGGATAAAGTCTCTAGTTTCGCGTCGGTTGCTTCATTTAAGCCCATCAAGGTTGTTATCTTGGACGAGGCGGATTTTCTCACGATTCAAGCGCAAGCGTCACTCCGAAACATAATAGAAACATTTTCTAGAACAACAAGATTTGTTTTAACGTGTAATTATATTGAACGTGTAATAGACCCGTTACAATCAAGATGTCAAACATTTAAAGTAGTACCTCCAACTAAAAGAGAGGTAGCAGTACATTTAGCTAGTATTTGTGATAGTGAAAGCATAAGTTATGAACCAACTGCCATTGGTAAAATTGTAAATAAGTTCTATCCGGATTTACGTAAAATGCTTAATACTATACAGGCAAGCACCATTAAGAACAAACTAAAATTAGATGATTCTTTGCTTGTAAGTACTAGTTATTTGTCTGCTATATTAGATGAACTAAAAAAAGATAAACCTAAATTTAATATTATTAGACAAATTATTGCTGATTCAAATATTGATGATTTTGAAGAAGTATTTAGGTTTCTATATGACAAAGCTGACGAATATCTTCCTGGTAAATCAGGTACGGTGGCAATTCTAATTAATGATCATCAATATAAAGCTAATTTTAGAATTGATAAAGAGATAAATATAATGAGTTTAATTAATAATATAATAAATAATAAGTAATGAGTAATCAAAACCAACAACCTCAACTAAACGTTGATTTAAAAACAACTGAAGGTATTAAAAATGCTGACGGTGGAAGTATTTTCCAATCAGGAGTAATCCTTAGAAAAATCTCAAAATTCGTAGCGGGAACAGATAATGATGCTATCATGCCTATCCCTGTATTTTTTGATCCTACAAACAATAAAATTTTAGGTGAAGGAATACCTGTTGAATTAAGAGAAGAACTTAAGGACGAATTAGCATAATGAAAAATATATTTGATTGGCTTAAACAAATAAATTCAATCAAATCTGATCCAAACTCCTTTTCTGATAAAGATTGGGAAGTTTGGAACAGCTATATGGTTCATAGATTTATGTCTATGAATCCTAACTATTTAGAATTAGTTAATGAGGCACAGAAAATGCAACCTCAAGATAAAAAACAAATTTATAATATCTATAGGGAATATATCCCTAAAAATAATAGATGGAATAAATACATCAAATCCAGTGTTAAAAAACATAACCCACAATTATTAGAATATTTAAGTGCATATTGGGAATGTTCAAATGTAGAAGCAAAACAGTATATAAGTCTTTTGGATAACACAGAAATTAGTCTTATATTGACGTCAATTGGATTAGACAAAAAAGAAATAAAACCACTAATAAAATGATAAAATTAATAGAAATGTTACGTACGTCTGCACAAGCAGATAAAGCCAAAGCACTTTTGTCTCTTGAACTATTGGGCAATAAAGCAGTTGGTATTGGGGATCATTCGACAGAAGACTTTTATAAGAATGCTGAAGAAGCACTTATTAAATT